AACCCCCCCGCCCGGCCCCGGCCCCACCCCTGCCGACGGGCTGATCATCAGCCCCCTGACCGGGGCCGACCTTGAGGACGGCGACGCATACACGCTCGACACGGCGCCGGGGGCCGATAGGATTGTTGTCGTGCAGTAAGGAGCCCTACGCATGACAACCATCGACGTGTACTCCAAGGGGGGTGTCGACAGGCGCTTCGCGACAGCCGCCACTGTCGACGCCCTCACCAACGCCACCATCGAACACACGCACCGCATTGCGCGCCTTGAGGCCGCCCACCCGGGTGCCACCGCCCCGACCCTGTCGGCTCTCACCCCGACCCCTCACGCCACCAGCCCGGACGTGCCACTCATCGGGCTGATCGGGGACACGTGGGCAGCCTCGGCGGCGCTGACCCGGCCGCTGACCAGCATTCTTCAGGCGGGTGTCGTGGCCGACGGGAGGGCGGGCACCGGTTGGGCGGCCGGTGCAACCGCCGCCCCCGCCACCAACTTCGCCGCCCCCGCCCGCCTTGACGCGATCCTGGACGCCGCCCCCCGTGTGCTCGTTGTCGTGGGGTCTTACGAGGACGAGAAGGCGTTCGACGCCGCCGCCGTCACCGCAGGCGTCGCCTCCCTCGTGTCGAGAGTGCGGGGCCGTGCGCCCGCCCTGCCCATCATTATTGTCGGGCCGCAGCCGACGAGCGAGTACCGCACGTACGCGGGGGGTTCGGCGCGCAACGCTCAGGCCGTGCGGGCGGGTGTCGCAGCGGCAACACCCGCCGGCGCAAGCGCCAACGGGGTGTTCCACGTCGACTGGCTGGGGACGGCCGAGCGCAATGCCGCCCGGTGGACGGGGCCGGGGCGGCAGTGGCACAAGGGTGAGCTGATCAGCTTCGATGGTGTCGTCTACAAGGTTCAGGCGGCCATGTGGGCGCCTAACACGACCCCCGAGGCGCCCGACCCCTACCAGGCCTCCTTGCGGCTTTCCGACGGGCCCATCCCCGTCAGCCGGGTCCTGACCGGGTCCGGGGCCAAGGGTAAGGCGGGGGCCACGGGGCGGCGGGCGTTGTGGCTGGCGGCCAACGAGACCGCCCTTGATGACGCGGCGCTCAGCGTCTTCGGGGCGCGGCTGGCCCTGGACGTGGTGACGGGGCTGACCGAGCTGCGGGAGTGGATGATCAAGCAGGGGCCGGTCATTGTCGGCCCCTATGTTGAGCCGCCAGCCCCGACCCCCCGGCCGAAGGGCATCGCCCTGGACATGCGCGACACCAAGTGGGGTGTGTCGTGGGGGGCGCTGTCGACCCAGGCGCTCACCGCCGCCTTCAGTGCGGCCGGGTCTACCCCGGCGCCGCTGGCGACGGCGGGGGCGGGGCTGCCCGCACGCAAGACGTCCGACGACGCTTTCGTCGCCTCCAACCCCAACACGGTCAACCCGGGCAACCTGCGCATCAACGCCACCCCCTTGGCCACGCTGACCGCGGTCACCGGGCCGAACGGGAAGGTTGCCGCCCTGAGCGAGCTGCTCACCGGCGCCCTTCAGGGGCGCGGGCCCATTGTGCTGGAGTGCTTCGACACGACCACGGACACGAGCGCGCAGTATTGGAACTACGACCAGGCGTTGGGTAAGTATGTGGGCGCCGAGCTGCGGGCGCGGGTGCTCATCGCCTCGCGCCCCGACCTGAACGCGGCGCGGGCCAAGGCGGCCGCCGACCCGACCCTGAAGAGCATCACCCGGCTTGTCGACAAGACGACCAGTGCTTGGACGGGGGCCGCGGAGATCACCGCGTGCACGAACGCGGGGGCCTTCGCGTTGCGGCCGGGGGACCTGCCTAAGGCGGCCGAGCTGCTGGCGGCGATCAAGGGGCACCCGGAGAAGCCGGGGCTGTGGTGGGCGGGGGTGTCGACCGCCCAGCAGGTCAAGGACGCCCGGGCGGCTGCCACGGCGGCGGGGGTGCCGATTGAGGGGTGGCTTGTCGACGCCGCACCGGCCGCCGCTGAGGTGGCCACGAAGACCCAGCCTGAGCAGTGACGAGAAGGCGAAAGAGCAAGGAGAACAACGACATGAGCACTGTTGGGGACGAGGCCGCCGCGAGGATGGCGTACTGGTGCGCCACGGATGAGTGCGGTGGTGTCGGCTACGACCAGGGGACCAGGGAGGAGATCCGGGACCTGTCTTATGTCAGTACGCCCCGGCTGACGGGGGCTGTCGACTCGGACTGCTCCGCTATGGTGGCGGCCGCCTGCAACCTGGGCCTGAGGGCGGCGGGTGTCGTGGACGCGGGGACGCCGGACACGGATTCGCGTCTGCTGCCGGCGTCCACGTGGACGGGGTCGATGCGGGCTGAGCTGGAGGCGCGGGGTTGGCGTGAGGTCCACTGGGACGACTCGGCCATGACGCCCGACGGCGGTTTCAGGCGGGGCGACGTGGTCCTGTCGTCCGGGGCCGAGGGGGGCGTGGGGCATGTGGCCATGGTTGTGGACGACAACCCGACCAACCCCACGCTGGCGGAGGCGTGGATCGACGAGCGCGGAGACATTACCGGCGGGGCTGTGGGGGATCAGACCGGAGGGGAGACCCGGCTCGTATCCTACTCGGCGCATATTTATACACAGCGCGGTGCATGGACCTCCTGTCACCGTTACGAGGGAGCCGGAACGACCCCCGCGCCCGCCCCGCCCTTCGCCTCTTCTTCGTCCGCCCCCTCCGGCGGCAAGCCCGGGCCGCTGCTCGGTGTCGACATCTCCAACTGGCAGGCCGGCATCAACCTGGGCGCTGTCAACCCCGACTTCGTCATCGTCAAGGTCACCCAGGACGCTGGATCCTACGCCACCACCAACCAGCTCTACGCCGAGCAGATCGAGCAGGCCCTGGCCCTCGGCCGGCCGACCGGCGCGTATCACTACGTCGGCGGCGGCAACGGGGGCACCACCGAGGACGCTGTTGCGGAGGCCGACCGGTTCCTGGGCGCTGTTCGGGCCACCGGGCACGCCGGCGACGTCTTCTACGCCATCGACTGGGAGGCCAAGGAGAACTCGGCGTGGGGTAACACCGGCTATCTGTCGGTCATCGTCGCCCGCGTGCAGACGGCCACGGGTAAGCCCGTGCTCCTGTACGCCTCCTCTTCGAGCTACCCCTGGCAGGTCGCCCAGGATTACGGGTGCGTGCCCTGGGTCGCCCAGTACGCCGACTCCAGCCCCACAGGTTGGGATGCCAACCCGTGGTCGGACGGCACGTGGAACCCCGAGGGGCGCATGCACCAGTACACGGGGTGGGGGCGGGTGCCAGGTTACGACGACGACCTGGACCTGAACGTGTGGCACGCCTCCGAGGCGGCCCTGCGCGCCCTGGCTCCTTCGGGGGGTGCTGTGGTGGCCCGTTCCGCCGCACCGGCCCCCGCCCCGGCACCGGCGCCTGCGCGGCCCACTACTGCCGACGGGCAGGAGCTGCTGGAGGTCGACGGGCAGTGGGGGTCGAGGACCGTGGCCCGCTTCCAGCAGGTCATGGGCACGCCGATCGACGGCGTGCTCGACGATGATGGTTCGACCTGCATCGAGGCGTTCCAGCGTTACCTGAACACGGTTGTGTCGGCCCACGACCAGGACGTGCTCAACGGGTCCTCCCCGCTTGTCGTCGATGGCGTCGACGGCCCCAATACTTGGCGGGTGTTCCAGTACCTGGTGTGGTGCTGGCACCAGGAGTACGTGCCCGATGGCTGGGATTGGGGCGACTGGATCGACGGTGTCGATGGGGCGGCCACGGTCATGGCCCTTCAGCGGGCGCTCAACTCTTCTACCGCGGGCACGGGTAGACTGTGGTAGGCCCCGCGTCAGCGAGGCGGTTCGTGAGGAAGGAGGCGCCATGGGCGCTTACAGCAAGAGGACTTTCTGGATGGGTGTCGCCGAGCGAGCGACCAAGACGTTCGCTCAGGCGGCCGTGGCGGCGATAGGCACGGCGGCGCTTCTGAGCGAGGTGAACTGGGTGGCCGTGGGTTCGACGGCGGCGCTGGCGGCGCTGCTGTCGGTTCTGACTGCGCTGGGCGACCCGAAGGCGACTGATATCGCCGTCGCGCAGGGCTGATCCCCGTTCCGCGAACCCCGCCCCCGGCACCTCACAAGGGTGCCGGGGGTTCTTCGTGTCTTCTACTTTTCCACAGGGTTTTCCACAGGAGGTGTCAACCTGGGTTGCTGAGGGGTGTCTCATGCCACACCGATGTGGCCGGGGTCATAGGGGTTCGAGTTTTCGTTGGGATTCCGCCGAAGTGGGTTGTGGACAAAGTTGTGGACAACCTGTGGAAAAGTACCCCCAAACCTGTGGACGACGTGTGGAAAAAACTAGCGTTCTAATCGACTGTCCACAGACGCCCTAGTTTTATCCACAGCCGCCTCCACAGGAACACCCCCACTTACCCACACCCCCGTCCACAGGCAAAACCGCGCCATACCAACGAAAAGTAGGGTTTTCCACAGGATTCGCCCGTTACTACTACTACTGCTAACCACTTACATACCGCGGGGAAGAAAAAAGGTTGCCCTCGTGGTCCGGCCCCGATCCGGCCCCGCACCCCCGCTTGCAGTCCGGTAGCATACGTGCTAAAGCCGGCACACAAGGAGGACAGCGGCATGACCACCATCCAGGTGTACTCCAAGGCGGGCGCCGACAGACGGTTCACCCCCCGGGCTGAAACCGACGCCATCCGCGACCTCCTGCCCGCCCTCACCGGAACAGGCACCGTCATCACCCTGCGCACCGGCGAACACGCCCCCGCCGCCACCCGCTCCGGAACCCTCGTCCTGCGCGAGAAAGCCGCCCTGGGGACGGGGATCACCGTGCGCTCCTCGGCCGTCGGGCGGGCCCAGGCCGGTGTCGGCGACCCCCTCACCGCCACTAGCCAGCCCGGGGACCTGGCCGTGCTCATCATGGCCGCCCAGCTCCAGGCCGACGAGAACCCCTCACCCCTGCCCGACGGGTGGACCGGAACCTGGCAGAACACAGTGCCCGGCACCAACCGCTCCGGCTACGTCGCCGTGAAGAAGGTGACGGGGGCCACCGACACCCGCGGTGTGGAATGGTGGGTGAAGACCAAGGCGTGGACTGCCAGGCAGCGGGCGGTGCTTGTCATCCTGGCGGGTGTCGACGCGGACCAGGCGGGCGTGGGCCAATGGAGTGCGACCGTGTCCGGGTCCACCAAGCCCAGGCTGCTCGTGTCGGCGGCCCACGGCACCAAGGACAACAAGATGGCGGCCTGGACCCTGGACGGGGGTGTTGTCGTCGCTGATGGGTTGGCGGATGTGTCGACGACGGAGTCCTGGTCGGCGGTACGCGCGGTGCTGGGCGGGGCTGGGAGTGTGCCCGATGGTATCGGTGCTAATCCCCCGGCCGCCTGGGCGCAGGTGGCGCTGACGGCGGCCGCCGGGGGCGGGGCCGGAGGTGCTCTGGATGGGGCGACGGTGCCCCTGTGGCTGGGCGGCGAACAGACCCGGGCGGCGGTGTCGATCATGCCCTACGGGGCCAGGTCCGCTTCGGCGCTGAAGGAGCGCAAGTCGGGGATCGTTGTCGGGCATCGGGGCGTGAGCGAGGCGGGCGATGTCGTGGAGCACACGATGGCCGCCTACACGCGGGCGGTGGAGTGCGGTGTCGACGCCCTGGAGATCTCCTGCCACAGGACTTCGGACGGGGTGTGGTTCGCCTCGCACGATGCCACCCTGGCGCGTCTGGGGGGCCCTTCTACGCCCATTCGGGACATGACCTGGGCCCAGGTCCGCTCGGCCTTCGCCGGGCGGCCTGAGGCCCTTCCTGTGACGCTGAGGGACTACCTGGGGGCCTACGGCGGCACGCACGTGACGATCTTCGACCCCAAGACGGAGGCGGCCCGGTCGGATGAGTACCTGGCCCTGCTGAAGGACTACAAGGACCGTGTCGTCATCAAGGCGTTCGCCGACTCCGGGTGGCTGTTCGCCAAGGTCAAGCAGGCCGGGTGGGCCGCCTGGGGGTACGCCTACGCCCGCAACCGAGGGCAGAACTGGTACCAGGACTTCGCAGCGGGGATGAACCTGGACTTCTTGTCGATGGAGTGGGACGCCGCCGACGACGTGTGGGCGCCGTTGGTGGCCACCGGCAAGCCGGTCATCGCCCACATCCCCGCCACCGCCACCCAGGCCGCGGAGGGGGCCCGCAAGGGGGCGGCCGGGTGCATCACGTCGCGCGCTGACCTCGTAGCCGGACTGAAGGTGTAGTACGCTTACCTCTGCGGGGCTTCTGGTTTCTCTCTTCCCCTCGCACGCCCCCGGTGTCGACCGTCTACGACACTGGGGGCGATCCCTTGCTTGACACTTGGGTGAGAAGTAGTAAACTAAGGTTCGGGTCCGAGCCCCGGACCCCGAAGAGAGAAGGAACCCGACATGACCGACATCATCGACATCTACCCGTCACGCGCGAGACAACTCGCCAGAGCCCGCCAGAAACGAGACCGCCTTGCCACCGCCGAACCCACCGCAGCGGAAGCCCTCGTTAAGAACCGGTGCAAATGGATCACCCGGGCCATTCGCAGGACCATCCTCGCCGAAGGCATCGAAATCAGGAACGTCGGCACCGTCATGAGGCAGCGATCCGCCTCACGCATCCCCCGACACCTGGGAACCCAAGGCAAACTCACCCTCGAAGACCTCGTCATCCTCACCGACTACTTCCCCGGCATCAACGTGGACGAGCTTCTTCAGCGGTCCCTCGAAGCTATTACCGAAGATGCTGAGCCGCAAGAGGAGGAAGAGGAGCCTGCTCCGGGGGAGGACATCGAACCGGCCCCGGAGCCCGAACCCACCCCTACCCCCGCCCCGACCACCGGCGCCCTCATCGACGGCGGAGCCACCCAGCCCCCCGAGCCCGAAGAGCCGGAACAGGAAGAGGGCATCGACCCCGCCAAGGAGGCGCTCGAATGGGCGCGACGCTTCGGGTTTATGGTGGGCTGAACCAACTGGACCCGACGGACCCCGACGAAGTAGACTGACCCAGGTCGCAGAGACCTCCAAGGGGATGCGACGACCCCCGGCACCAGCGGACAGTGCCGGGAGTCGTCGTATACTCGGGGCATGAAATGGGATCCCGACAAGCTCAAGGCCGACACGCTGCGCCCGGACGACCCCCGGATCCATATCGGCACCATTTCAGCCGACAGGATCGTCGCAGGCGAGTTCGACTGGGACGAGTTCGATCTCGCCATGCGCCCCCTCAAGGGGGGAGCCTCATGATGCTCGCCGCCGTCGCACTGCTGGCGCTGCTCGTAGGATTCTCCCTCGGCCTCGTCGCCGGGGTTCACTGGAAGGGAAGGCTTGACGATGAAAGGTTTGGTCGATTCTGCACCGAACTCGAAACCACGGCAGACCAGGCCGCGCTCACAATCCGCGAAAACGCCATCGAGCAAGCCGGCCGCAGCCCCCTCGGCTAACCGGGGCCACCACCAGGCCCTCGTAACCGGTGCGGGTACGGGCGCAGATCTCGTCGTGTCCGACAAGGCCGTAGACGACACCAAACGCGACCTCGTCGTCACCCTCCTTGCCAACGGCACTTCCCGCCGCCAAGTCGCCGAGCGCACCCACCTCAGTGAAGCCGAAGTCTTCCGCATCGAAGAGGACTACTACACCGGGCAGGCCCAACTGTCCGAACACGCCCGCCTCATGAAGCAGATGGCCCGCCTCGACCAGGTCCTCTCACTGCTCCACGCCCGGGTGCAAACCTCCGTCTTCGACAACCCCGACGCCGACCCCAAGTACTTCGATGCCCTCCTCAAGACCATCGACCAGACCAGCGAGCTCATGGGCCTGAAGAAGACCCGCATCCAGACCGAGGTGCGGGTCATCGAAGAGCGACAGGTCAACATCATCGTCGCCTACACCCGCGCCGTTGTCGAAGCCATCGAAGCCCACCTGCGCCCCTACCTCAGTGTCGAAGGACGCCGGGCCCTGGACGCCAATCGGGAGACCTGGCTGTCGCAGGCCGCCGCCGACTCCGCCGACACCCTCCGGGCCACCGCCCCCATGGAGATGTGAGCGCATGACACCTGTTTTGGATTTCAAGGCTGTTGCCGCCGCCTTCGGCGAGAGGGCCCGTTCGGAGCGGCTCGCCGGGGACCCGGTCGCCTGGGTTGAGGAGCGGCTGGGCGAGCATGTGTGGTCCAAGCAGCGGGAGGCTCTGGAGTCCGTTATTAATAACAAGCGGACGATGGTCGCGTCTTGTCACGGCAGCGGTAAAACGTGGCTTGCGTCACGTTTGATTGGGTGGTGGCTCGACACCAAGGACGTCTCCCCCACTGAAACCCGCATCATCACCACCGCCCCCTCCTGGAACCAGGTCGCCAACGTCATGTGGGGCTACGTCGACGAAGTACGTCAGAAAGCAGGCATGCCCGGCAACATCACCGCCAAAGCCACGTGGACCTTCCCCGGCTTCAAAACCCCCACCGCCTTCGGACGCAAACCATCCGACTACGACGAATCCACCTTCCAGGGCATCCACGCCACCAACGTCCTCGTCGTCGTCGACGAAGCCGGAGGCGTACCCGAAACCATCTTTACCTCCGTCGAAGCCATCACCACCAACGCCAACGCCCGCATCCTCGCCATCGCCAACCCCGACGACCCCGGCTCCTACATGGCCAAGGTCTGGCGCGAGGAATCCAAGAAGGCCCCCGAAGACCGCAGATGGAACCTCATCACCATCTCCGCCTTCGACACCCCCAACTTCACCGGCGAAGACGTACCCGAACGCGCCCGCACCAACCTCCTCCAGAAGGAGTGGGTGGACGACGCCCGCGTGCGCTGGGGCGAAACCGACCCCCGCTGGCAGGCCAAGGTCCTCGCCCGCTTCCCCGACGTCGGCGAAGACGGCCTGTTCAACCTCGGCCGGGTGCTCGTGTCGATGAACGGCTACGCCGACTTCGAAGAGAAGAAGAACGCACCCGTGACCCTCGGTGTCGACGTCGGCCTGTCCGTCACCGGAGACTACTCCGTCCTCGCCCTCAACCGGGGCGGGCGCATCACCATCACCGACCGCGTCAAAGGCTACGACGGCAACCGCCTCGCCAGACTCATCGGCCAAAGAGTCCGGGAGCACGGTGTCGACGAGATCCGCATCGACGCTGTCGGAGTCGGCCGAGGCGTGCAAGCCGTCCTCGACAACCACCTACCCGAAGGCACCACCGTCCACTGGATCATCGGCAACGCCGCCTCGCCCAACAAGATCAAGTGGTACAACTTCAGGGCCGCCATGTACGACACTGTCTCCGAGCTCATCAACGAAGGCGACCTGGCCATCCCCCCGGAGAACACCTCCGACGAACGCACCCGCGGCCTCTTCGACGAGTTCCGCACCATCAAGTACGAGTACCGGGGGTCCGCCCTGCTCATCGAATCCAAGGACTCGCTCAAGAGGCGCGGCGAGCACTCGCCCGACACCATCGACGCCATCTGCTACGCCGCCTTGCCCGCCGAGCTCCTGGGCGGAGGGGGCGAGCGGCTTGTCGAACTGACCGCCGACGAGTCCAGCCCGCAGGATGCGTGGATCATCGACGAGTGGGGCAACGAGGCCTGGTCCTTCGCCCCGGCGTAGAGCCGAGGGGATAGTATTGCGGTCGAACATAAAGAGGGAAGCGAACAGAAAGGCGGCACCATGAGCCTCATCAGCTGGCTCGACGGACGCTTCGGCAACAGCGGGCGTGTCGAAGCAGCCATGGAGAACGCCGCCCGCGCCTTCTCCGACACTGCCGACGCCCTCACCCGCGCCAGCCTCATGAAAGAAGACATCGGCTGGTACGACCCCGCCCGACACTCCTCCGACCTCGTACCCCTGAGCGTCATCAAAGAACACGCCATCCGCTCACGCCGCCTGGCCACCTACAACCCCATCGTCAAACGAGGCATCAACGTCCGCAGCGCCTACATGTGGTCCACCCTCCCCGAACCCCGCAAGCTCGCCAAAAAGGTCAAGCAGCGCCTCGACGGTGTCCTCCTCGGCTACGACGCCCGCGTTCGCGACGAAGCCGCCTTCAACACCGATGGCATGGTCATCTACCGCATCGCCCCCGGCGGACAGATCGCCCCCGTTCCCATCACCCGCGTCCAAGGCATCGCCCGCGCCGACAACGCGACCAGCGAAGCCGACATCCACGCCCTCCTCATCGGCCCCGTACCCCTCGAAGACCCCACAACCGTCACCGTGCCCGACCCCGAATGGGTCATCCTCGACGGGCGCCCCCGCATCGACGTCATCGACCAGGGCGGCTACAAGACCAACAAGACCGACACCCTCGTCTGCGCCTTCGTCAACCGCCTCACCGGCGAACAGTGGGGCAAGCCCGACCTCATGGGCGCCGTGTACTGGGCCAAGGCCTACAAGGAATACCTCGAAGCTGGCCACACCCTCGCCATCGCACTCGCCCGCATCGCCTTCAAAGTCAAATCCACCACCGCCGCCCAACAGCAGGCCGTCATCACCAAGATGTCCTCGCTCCAGGACGCCGGCGCCACCGCATCCCTCGGAGCCGACCAGGACCTCCTGGCCGTGTCGAAAGCCGGCGCCGGCATCGACATGACCTCCGGGTCGCCCCTGGCCGCCATGGTCGCCGCCGCCCTCGACGTGCCCCTGTCCGTGCTGCTCACCGACGGATCCGCCGGAGGCCGACAGGGCGCCGAAACCGCCCTGGAGGAGCCAACCTTCAAGGCCTTCGAGCTGCGCCGCCGCATCCACCAGGACCTCGTCAAGAGGGTGCTCGCCGCCGCCGGTTACAAGACCGAGGTGGACCTGGCGCCCCTGTCGAACGACCTCATTCAGCGTTGGGGGCAGGTTGTCACCCTCGGTCTTCAGAACGGCATCCTGCACCGTGTCGAGGCCCGCGAGCTGTTCCTGCGCCGTTTCGCCCCCGTCAACGCCAAGCCGGTGAACGAGCTGCCCGACTGGGAGGACCTGTCCGCCCCCCAACCACAGATGAACATGGGGGGCGAGGAGGACCAGGGCAAGGACGACGGCAACACCGGTGTCGGCCCCCTGTCCGACGGCACCAACTCCTCACGCGACGGCGAAGGCGCAACCACCAACGCATAAGAAGGAGCCGCCATGTATATTAGTTCGACAGGAGGACAAACATGACGCCGAGAACCAACTTCTGCCTCAACCAAGGCGGAGCCCTCCTCGAAGCCAAAGCCCGACAGGACGGCGTCGACGAGGACGGAGCCGGACACTACCGCATCCGCATCATCGCCCCCGGACGCGGATCATCCGGCATGTACACCACCCCCAACCTCGCCGAATCCGCACCCCTGTTCGTCGCAGGCACCCACATGTACTTCGACCACCCCACCTTCACCGAAGACTGGGAGCGGCCAGAGAGATCCGTCCGCGACCTCGCCGGAGTCTTCGAGTCCGCCGCCCAGATCATGGACGACGGATCCCTCGAAGCCGACATCAAGGTCTACCCCTCCGCCAACCGGATCATCAAAGAACGCTGGTCCGACATCGGAGTGTCGATCAACGCCTGGACCGAAGACGAAATAGGACCCGACGGTGTCGTACCCGTCTTCGCCGGCGTCCAATCCGTCGACTTCGTCACCAAGGCCGGGGCCAAAGGCGCCGTCCTGTCGGTCCTCGAATCCGACGGCCACTGGCGTCAACACCGCCCCACCGCCGGAACCACCAACCCCAACACCAACCGGGAAAGCAAGGAGCAGCCCATGAAGCCCGAGGAGATCACCAAGGCGGTGTCGGAGGCCGTCGCGGCCGCCCTGCCCGCCGCCATCAAGGAGGCCGCCGCCCTCCTGGCCGACAACGCCAAGAAGGCCGCCGAGGCCGCCAAGAAGGAGGACCCCTACGAGGCCGCCAAGGCCATCGCCGAGGCCAATGACCTGCCCGACGGCGCTCGGGCCCGCGTCATCGAGGCCGTCAAGCGGGGTGTGCCTAGCGCCGACGCCATCGAGACCGAGCGCGCCTACATCAAGGCCATCCGCGACGCCGCCGCCACCGTCAAGGAGGCCGGCGCCCCCGACAAGCCCACCGAGAACGTCACCGTTACATCCTGGGCCAAGTGAACCGGAGAAATAGGAAAAGGAGGAAGCCATGATCGGCATCAACGAGTTCGGGCGCACCAGCATCTCCGACGTCCAGGTCTTCGAGTACACCGACACCCTCTCCCTGCCCGTCAGCAGGACCGACTACGAGAAGAGCCACATCGGCGACGTCGTCAAGGTCGGCAGCATCGTCGGCATCCTCGTCACCGAGATCGCCCTCACCCCCGAGGAGGAGAAGACCGTCGTCGCCGCCATCGAGGGCGCCGGCGGCAAGTACATCCCCGCCATGAAGGGCACCGGCGGCTTCAACGCCCCCGGCTACGCCTCCGTGCGCATCCGCGGCGGCGTGTTCAAGATGCGCGTCAAGCACACCGCCGCCGCCAAGGTCGGCACCCCCGTCTACGCCGAGAAGCTCGCCGACGGCCGCCACGCCATCACCACGACCAAGGCGGCCGACGGCTTCCTTGTCGGCTACCTGTACAACGCCCTGCCCGCGCAGGGGACGGAGCATGTCGTGCCCGTCATCTTCGACCCCACCGCCCGCTGAAAAACGGGCCGGGAAAGGAGTAACCCATGATTCAGGGCAGGGTTTGTCAGAACCCCAACGAGTTCGCCCACCACCTCGACCTGGCCCTCAAGGGCGTGCCCTCCTCGCAGGGCGTCGTTCGCGAGACCGTCATGTCCACCATCGGCTACTCGGAGCGCATCACCGAGGCCGTCACCTCCGACATGGTCGCAGGCTGGTTCACCTCCGTCGCCCAGACCGAGTTCGAGACCCAGTACGCCGAGCAGCCCACCACCTGGGACAAGTTCGCCTCCGTCCAGGCGCTGTCCAACTTCCGGCCCACCCAGCTCTACGAGCTCGACCACGACATCGACGCCACCCTCCTGCGGGACAACGGCGGCGAGGTCGTCGTGCCCGAGACCATGCCGCGCATCCCCGAGCTCACCCCGTACCCGACCTTCGGGTACAAGGCCGGTGGAAGGTGGATCGAGGTCCACAAGAACGGTGTGCGCCTCCAGATGTCCTGGGAGGCGTTCATCAACGACGACTGGGACCTCATCGCCCGCTTCCCCAAGGACGCCGCGTTCCTCGCCTCGCGCACTGTCGACGCCGCAGTCTATGGCGCTCTGTTCTCCCTGTCGGCCGCCGCCCCCGGGTTCAACACGAACATCATCAACGACGCCAACGGCACCGTCCTCCAGGCCCGCCCCAAGGATGGCGTGTTCATCCTCAACGACGTGGTCAAGAACGCGCCCCTGTCGTTCGAGGCCCTGTGCGCCGCCATCCGCCAGGTGCGCGAGACCAAGGTCAACGGCCGCTACGTCGTCGTGCCCAAGTTCGTCCTCCTGATCCCCCCGACCCTCAAGCCGGTCGCCGACATGATCACCGCCATGACGTCGATCGAGCACAAGGCGAAGAACGCGGACGGTTCGCTGTCGAACAAGACGATCCTGTCGGCCACCCCGACCGCCTCCGTTGAGGTCGTCGAGTCCGACCTGGTCGGCCTGCTCGGCGGCAACGACCAGGGTGACACCAACTGGGTTCTGGCTCCGGCGGGTGGTCGCACCGCCACCCGGCGCACGATCCTGCGCACCACGCTCCTGGGCATGGATGGTGTCGAGCTGCGGGCCGCCGCCAACCAGGGTACGTCTCTGGGCGGCGGGGCCCTGTCGGCCACCTCCGGGTCGTTCGACAACGACGACATTCAGTTCCGGGCGCGCATGATTTCCGGCGGCGCTGTCCTGCACACGGACGGTATTGTCGCCTCTACGGGCAAGGGCGCCTGATCGGATCCCCGCCCCCGGGTTGCAGGCAGAGACCCGGGGGCGGGTTCACCCCCTCTCTTTCAGGAAGCAGGAGAACGCTATGGATGTGGACTACACCACAGATGTGGGTCGGGTGCGTCTCCTCATCCCCGACACCGAAGAACGATCCGACCCCCGCGACCTGCGCATACCCCCCGCCCCCCTGTTCGCCGACGAACAGATCCAGGCTTTCCTCGCCATCAACAACGGCAACATCAAACGCGCCGCCGCGGACGCCCTGCGCACCATCGCCACCACCCAATCCCTGCTCCTCAAGGTCCTATCCACCGACGACAAGAGCACCGATGGGGCCAAGCTCGGCGCCGAACTGCGCGCCCAATCCAAGCGGCTCATGGACGAAGCCGACTCCGACGACAAACGCGGCCTCGGCTTCGACATCGCCCCCTTCACGATCCAACCCCAGGACTGGGCATGGCACTGAGCTCACTGGCAGTCAAACACCCCGACTTCGACTCCGCCGCCTACACCGTCCTGTCGCACTTCTGCAACAGCCTCATCGCCATCTACCCCCCGCACAAGGGCAACGGCGAAGGCGATGAGGATGAGTGGGTGCCCGGTACCGGTGTCGTCCACAAGAAGGCCGACCCCATCTGGCGGGGCTGGGCCGCCATCACCCCCAACAAGGACTGGCGCGCCCGCAACCGCCGCCAGTCCTACGAGGACACCGCCACCCACGCCTACCGCGTTCAGCTGTGGCACATCGACAAGAACCTCCTCGTGCCCGAAGAACAATGGGGCGACCGCACCAAGCGAATCACTCTCGGCTTCAACCAGCGGCTCAAAATCGAACGCCACGACTCCGACCCCCGCCTCGAAGGCATGGCCCTGGTCATTCGCAACCCCGTCACCGACTCCGACTGGTGGCAGCCCACCCTCCTGTGCGACGTCTCCATCAATGATCTACACGGGCAGGGCTGGTGACCATGGCCGACCAGCTCGTCACCATCCGACAGACCGGCATCAGGGACATCAATCGGGCCATGCGGGCCGTCGAAGAGAAAGCCCTCGCTCAGGCCATCGCCAAAGTCCGGGCGGCTGTCGACCGTGCGGCCCTCGAAGCCGCCAAATCCATTCAGCACACCATCGACACCTCCGGCGCGGGCATGCCCTACAAGCACAACCCCGACACCGACGCCCGAGTGTGGACCGGCGCCATGCGCGACTCCGTCGGCGTCGACTGGGAGCGCGACGACGCCCAAGGCATCAGCGTCACCATCGGCTTCCTCGACACCCCGGAATACACCAAGTTCCAAGAACACGGCACCGGAAAGCTTCGGGCCATGGCGTCGCTGGCCGCAGCCCGCGCCCGGGCCGAAGACATCCTCGACTCCACAGGACTGGTGAAAGCCAAATGAACGTCTACGAAGTCGACCAGCAGCTGATCAAACTCCTCGAAGGCATCGAAGGCCTGCCCGTCTACGAAGACACCGTGCCCGGCGGGGCCCAGCCCGGCGGCGTGTACGCCGTCTTCTTCGGCGGCGACCTCACCCCCCGTGCCAAGGCCGTGTCGATGGTCTCTCCGAGGTACTCCGCCCTCATGCACACCTTCGCCGTCATGGTCGCCGCCCGCACCGCCCGCGTACGCAACCAGGTGCGTGAAGAGGTTCGAAACCGGCTCGTCGGCTGGGCCGCCCCCGGTGTCGGACAAGTCCGCGAAACCGGGCAGCTCAACTCCTACGGCGACACCGACGCAACCATCCAACCGTTGAAATATGCTTGCTACATGACGTTCCAGACCATGATCAGCGAGGCCGTCTGATGCCCCGCTACGCAACCCCCGAGGGGATTGTCGTGGAACTGGACGCGGCCTACGCGCAGACGCTGCCCTCTCTGTTCGAGCCGGTATCACCCGACACCCCCGTCTCACCCCGTGAATGCTGCGGGGGCACCGGGTGGATCGTGAACGGCCGGGTTGTCCACCCCGGCGACCCCATCGACTCCGAGGAGGAGAACATCCATGCCCGCTAGCGCCAGCGCCGGCACCAAGATGATGCCCGGCACGATCACCATCCTGTGGGTGCCCATTGAGAAGGCCGCCACGCAGGCCGAGGTCCTTAAGGCCGCCACCCTCAAGGACCCCGCTACTGTCGACCTCTCCTGCGCCATCGTCACCGGCTTCACCCTCAACGCCACCGACTCCGAGACCGACTCTACGGCGTCGATCTGCGACACCGCTGGCGTGTCGACCCCGACCCGTGACGCCTACGAGGCCAACCTGACATTCTTCCGCCAGGATCTTCAGGCCGCCGACGCCACCACCTCCGTCTACACGAAGGCCTACGAGCTGTTCAAGAAGGGCGGCGCGAAGGCGAACAAGCGGGGTTGGCTCGTCAAGCGGGTCGGCTACCCGCAGGGCACCCCGATCGCCAAGGACCAGGAGGTGTCGGCCTTCCTGGTCATGCCCGACAACCCGCAGGACGTGTCGAGTGACGCGACCACCCCGATCCAGTTCACGGTTCCTTTCCTGCCGCAGGGCACCATGATCCTCAACGAGAAGGTCACCGAGTAATCGTTCGACCGATACACTTAACCCGCCCCCGGAAGAAACCGGCGGCGGGTTTCGTGTTGGAAGGACAAACTGCCATGGCCGACGACAACAGCAAGACGACGAAGCCGGACGACGACGGCTTCGACCTGGAAGCCGCCCTCGACGGCGTGCGGCAGGCCTCCAAGGAGGTCAAGGTCTACCTCGACGCCGTCGCCGCCGACAAGGCCCTCCACCTCAACGGCGCCCTCCTTGAGGCCCGGGGCGACGCCAAGGACATGCCCGCCGAGGTCCTGTCGATCACCGAGGAGCCGGCCACCGTCCGCCTGGAACGCGAACTCAAGGATGCCATCGCCGCCCTCGACGAGCACGCCATGACCTTCCGCCTGCGCGCCCTGGCCTCCAAGGAGATGGATGTCATCCGCGCGCTCGTCGTCCAGAAGGTCAAGATCCCCAAGGGTCGCAGCGAGGATGAGGTCAACGAGTTCCAGCGCACACGTCAGGGCGTCCTCAACGAGTACTTCCTGTCGCACTCCGTGGTCAGTGTCACCTACCGGGGCAAGACGCGCACCGGCCTGAGCCTGAAGGAGGCCGCCCGCCTGCACGAGGCACTGCCCGCCACCGAATGGGATCGGCTCACTGAGACCTTCCTGGAGGCGCAGACCGCCCTCGACGCCATGCAGCAGGTGATGGCTGACCCTTCGTTTCGTTGGGCCCTGTCTGACGACGCCGAGTAACCAGCGCTTCCTACTGGCGATCTCCACCGCTGTCGACAACCACCTGCCCCCCACCCTCTACCTGGGTGGGTGGGGGGCGTTCGGCCGTACCATCCCCCGGTGGGATGAGGTCGCCGGCGGCTTCCTTGCCGAGGAGCTACCTCAGGGTTACCGCAACAGGCTCGACATCGCCTTGGAGTTGGGTTACGCCTTCTACAAGCAGTCGCTGTGCAGCAAGTGCGGCACGCCCGCCTGGTACGGGCGGTCCACGGACAGCCGCATCGACTTCGAAACCGAAGACATGGTGTGCTACGCCTGCCAACACCTGGAGCAGGAGGAGCGGCTTGAGAGCAAACGGGACGGGCGCAAACCCGGGGTGACGAAGGTGGTTCGCCCCGTCGGCCTGAAGTATGAGGCCATCGGCAGGCAGGACCCCCTACCGTCTCCGGTGGAGGCCATGCGCTCAATGTAGAATGTTTCGCGGCAGGACATAAAGGGGAGGACCGAACATGGCAGGTGCCGACGACCTCGGGTTCAAGATCAACGTCGACGCCTCCGGGGCCACCAAGGGCGCCAACGAGTTCACCGCCGCCGCCAGCCGCATCGCCCGGGCCACCCAGGCCATGGCCCGGGCCACCATGGGCACGCGCAACGCGGTCATGCAGAACGCCATCTCCGGGCGCGGGGGTGCCGAATACCGCACCCTCATGAAGCAGATCGCCGCCTACAAGGGGCTCATCGACGTCACCCGCAAGCTGGCCGCCGCCCAGAAGGAACTTGAGGGCATCGACACCAAGAAGGCGGCGGAGAACATCTCCGCCGCCGTCAAGGCCATGGCCGAGACGATCAAGACCACCGACTACCTGGGCTCACCCCAGCTGTCGAAGCTCAAAGAGCAGGTCGACATGTACTCGCGCCTGGCCAACGTCACCCGCGACCTGGCCCGCGCCAACCGCGAGTTGGAGGCCTCACGGCCCAAAGCCGCCGCCCCCAAGCCCGCTGACACCGGCTACGCCAAGTCCGACTTCGAACGCGAAGCCGCCATCCGCCGGTACCAGTACCGGGCGTATGCGGCCAAGAACCTTCAGAAGTCCTCCAGCGCCTCGGGCGATGACGTCACCCGGGCCATCCGCGATGAGATCGCCGCCTACAAAGACCTCGTCGAAGCCATCGGCAAGGCGTCCGCCGCCGAGGAGAAGCGGGCCATCGATGCCGGAATCAGCCACGACCTTGCGCAGGCCAAACGACAGGAGGCCGAGGAGGCCAAGCGCCTGGCCGCCGCCGAGCGCGAAGCCATCGACATCCACAAACAAGCGCAGGCCTTCGAAGCCGCACAGATCGCCCACACCGAAGCCAACATCAATGCCAACAACAGGTACATCGAATCCCTGGAAGCCACACGCTTCGCCGCCCAGGACCTGCGCAACTACCTCACCCTCCTGGCCGGCAGCATGGCCGCCGTATTCACCGCCTCCGTAGCCGCCGCCGCCAGCCAGGAACGCGCGTTCGCCGACGTCGCTCGCACCACCCAGCTGTCTGCCCAGACAGCCGAAATGCGGGCCCTGTCGAACACCTACCACGACCTGTCCACCCAGATCTCCACCACCTACGAGGATCTGTCGGCCATCGGTTCGCTTGGCGCCCAGATGGGCATCAGCGCCGACAAGCTCGGCGACTTCACCCACGCCGTCGCCGGGTTCACCACCATCACCGGTACGTCCATCGACTCCGCCACCGAAGCGTTCGGCCGGTTCTTCGAAATGGTCGACAACGCCGGTGTCGAAGCGGACCACTCCTCCGAGCGGTACATGAACTTCGCCTCGCAGGTCGCCGAGCTCGGAGCCAAGTCCGTGGCCACCGAGTCCGAGATCCTCACCATGGCCAACTCGATCGCCGCCACCGCCGCGTCTGCCGGTGTCGGCCAGGACGCCATCCTCGCCTACGCCACCGCCATGGCATCCCTTGGAATCAAGCAGGAGTGGGCGCGCGGCTCCCTCCAGCGCGTCTTCGGGTCCATTAACGACGCCGTCGCCGAGGCCGGTGAGGGCCTGGACAAGTTCGCCACAGTGCTGGGCATGACCACGACGGAGGCGGAGAACCTGTGGCGCACCGACCCCTCCACGTTCTTCAACAACCTGCTCACCTCTCTCAACAACGTCACCGACTCCGTCGAGCGCTGGACCATCATCAAGAACCTCGGGTTCAAAAACACCCGCGACATCCAGCTGCTCCAGCGGCTCAGCCTCAACATCGACCTCGTCAACGAGTCCTTCCGCAACTCCGCCGACGCCGCCCGCAACACCCGGTTCCTCGACAACAGCCTCGGCACCCTTAACGACACGCTCACCGAAACCATCGCCCGGTGGAAGAACTCGCTGGCCAACCTGTCCGCCGCACTCGGCGGACCCTTCCTCACACCCGTCAAGGCCCTCATCAAGGCCCTCACCTTCCTTCAGAACCTCCTGGCCAACATCGGCAACAACTCCTTCGGACGAATCTTCATGGTCGCCGCCGGCGGCCTCGCCGTCTTCGGATCCCTCCTGGCCGTGTCGAAACTGCTCCAGGTCGTCCTCCTCAACGTCGCCTCCTCCTACATCACCCTGCGCAAGAACATGATCGAAGCCGGTCTGTCCGGCACGCTGTCGTGGGCCAACACCATCCGTCTGATCAAACAGGCCAACGCCGCCCTCAACGAGAACATCGTCCTCACCGGCGCCCACAACCAGATGCAGAAGTCCTTCAACATCGGCGACATGATCCGCGGCGCCGCCGACAGCATCCGGGGCATGGCATCCGCCGCCAAGAACGCCGTCGCCAACACCGGCCTGCTCGGCATCGCCATGAACGGGCTGCGAGCCGCCGCCACCGGGATCGCCTCCATGGGGCCTGTCGGCTGGATCGGCATCGCCTCCATCGCCATCCCCACCGTCATCGCCCTCTACAACGAATGGGCCGGGTCCGCTGAGAGAGCCAAGCAGGCTTCCGAGGACGCCCGCCGCGCCAACCTCGAAGCGTTCGGCGGGGCCGACGCCCTGGCCAAGGCCATTCTCCAGGACGCCCAGGAGGCCGCCGACGGAACCCAGCAGACCTTCGGCGCCCTGGAAGTTGCCGTTCAGGGGTCCGCCGACTCCACCAAGGACAGCGCCGACACCCTCTACTACTGGATCGACGCCTCCGGGAACCTCGTCCAGGCCACCAAGGACCAGGCCGCCGCCCTGGGCTACTCCACCCTGGCCATCGGCGACCACACCGCCGCCCTCATCAAAGACGCCATCGCCTCCTCCGACGCCTTCAAGGCTCTGTCGGCCAACGACTTCAAGACGCTCACCGACCAGGGCTTCGACTGGAAGGAGTGGGCCAAGCAGTACGCCACCGGCGGCCAGGACGCCGCCAACTCGTACATCAACGGGTTCATCGAAACGCTCAAGTCCAGGAAGGACGAGATCTTCAAGGCCAACACGTACGAAGCGCGCACCTACTCCGGCCCCTACGACTACACCGGCACTATCACCCGGAAGTACAACGACACCCAGGCCGGGCGGGACGCCGAGCAGCAGGTCCAGAACCTCAACGACCAGATCAAGGCCCTGGAAGACCTGAAGGGAAAACTCGGCGACGTGTCCGGTGCCGCCGCCGACGCCGTGTCGTCGCAGGCCGCCCTCGGCCAGGTCGTCCAGGGCCTGACCGGGAACACCCAGGACGCCGCGGACGCCCAGAGCGGCCTGGCCGACGCCACCGCCGACGCCGCCGAAGACGCCAAGACCGCCGGGCAGGCGTGGGACGAGTACCGCCAGGCCCTCGACTCCATCATCGACTCCGCCTTCGCGTTCACCGACGCCGAAGCGAACATGTACTCCGCCCTCGACAACCTCAACCAGTCGCTGTACGACAACGGCAATGTCTTCAATACCTGGTCCGAGGGCGGACGCGAGAACACCAAGGCCCTTGAGGAGTATCTGAAGTCCGTCGCCCAGTACGCCTCGCAGACGGCCGAGAGCATCGGCCTGTCGGGCCAGCAGGCGCAGGACTTCATCGCCGAATACGTACTGTCCGCCATCGACGACCTCAAAGCCCAGGGTGTCGACACCACCTGGGTGGACAAGTACATGAACGACGTCGTCAACTCCATCGGGCAGACCGTCCAGGGTCCGACCCTCGACATGTCCGACATGAACCACGGCCTCCAGGACGCCGTCAACAACGCCAACCAGGCGGCCGCCCTCATCCAGCAGATTTTGCGGGGTGTCGGCATCTCTACGTCCTCGCGCCCCACCGGCGGTGTCTCGATCAGGGGCGGCGGCGGGGGCAAAAACAAGGGCACCCTGCTCAAGGGTGGCAGCAGTCAGACGGCCACGGTACAGGGCGCCCAGAAGCAGGCCCTGGCGATGATGGCCCGCCAGTTCCAGGGCGCGGCCAAGAGCTTCTACCAGTTCACCCCCAAGCAGTCTTCTTCGGGCCACGGCGGCGGGGGCGGCGGCGGCGGTGGCCGTGGCGGCTCCGGCGGCGGGGGCGGCGGCGGCCACGACTACACGCCCCGGTCCTCCTCGTCGCGCACCAAGAAGGAGAAGACCCCCGAAGAGATCTTCGAGGACTTCCTCTCGCGCCTCGACAAGGCCATGAACTCGGCCCTGAATAAGTTCTGGCAAAACCAGGACGCCAAGGACAAGTACCACGCCCAGCTCAACTCGATGCGCAAGACCATCGAGGACGCCCGCAAGTCCATCGAAGACCTGTCCAACGACATCTGGGACCTGAACAACACGCTCTCCGAGAAGGAGAACGACCTGGCCAACCAGCGGTACTTCCAGTCCGTGGCCAAGAAGTACGGGGACAACTCGCGCGTGCGCGACATCCAAGTCGACATCGACAAGACCACGAAGGACATCGCCGACACCAAGAAGCAGATCGCCGACAAGCAGAAGGACATCCAAGTCACCCGGGACGGCATGTACGCCCTCCAGGGGTACACGGAGGCCGCCATCAACAACCGGGCCGCCCTCAAGGCCCTCCAGTCCACCATGATCGACATGATCAACGCCTACGCCGCCTCCGGGGCGTCCACCGAACAGCTCACCGCCTACGCCGCCCAGCTCAAGCAGGAGTTCATCGCCCAGGCCACACAGATGGGATTCAACCAGAACGAAGTGGCCGAGCTCGCTGGCGCCTTCGACCACCTCACCTACACGATCAACACCACGCCCCGTGTCGTCGACGTGGAAGTGTCGGACAACGGCTCGGCCGCCGCCACCGGGGACCGCATCCGCAATATGGCGTCCAACGGCGGCGCCGGCTATACCGCCCCCGTCACCGCCAACGCCGACACCTACAAGGCCGTCTGGGATCTGCAAAAGCTCACCAAGGACGAGTACAAGACCATCTACGTCCAGTTCCAGCAGGTCCAAAGCCCCCTGTCGCGTGTCGGCGGCGGCATGGGGGTTTTCCGGGGCGGTCGCTTCGCGCACGGCGGCCGCGTACCCGGCTACGCCGCCGGCGGCGGACTGCTTGGCGGGCGGCGGGCCGGCAACTGGGATGCCGACAACCTCCTCGGCATCAACCGGGCTGGCGGCGTCGTCGGCCTCCAAGGCGGCGAATACGTCATGCCCCGCACCAGCGTCGACCGGTACGGGCCCGACATGATGGAAGCCATCCGGTCCGGGCAGTTCCGCCCCGAAGTCAGGGTCAACGGCGGCATCGGCGACGGCGGCCCCATCACCATCAACCCCAACCAGATCCACCAGCTTGCCCGCGCCGTGTCCACCGTCCTCAAACTCGACGGCCGCACCGTCGGTGCGGCCGTCAACAACGTCAACGCCGCCTCCGGGCGGAGAGGGACCTACTGATGTCTTTGCACCACGGAGTCGCAGCCCTGTGGACCGGCCGCCGGTTCGCGTGGATCCCCGCCCCCGACGCCCCCGCTAGCCACACGTTGGTGTCGTGGGGGTCCGCCGACCAGCTGGTCGGGGGTGGGGCCGCCGTGTCGGCCTCGCGCTACGCCGCCCGCACCATCGAACTGTCGTGGTCGAACCTGACCCGCAGCGAGCTGCTCCTCATCCAGGATATGTTCACCTGGGCGGGCGACGATGAGATCCTCTACCGGGACGACATGAACTCCGGCGGCAACATCCTCTCCCCGCTCCTCGGTCGCCCCCACCTGCACGCCGACGCCCTCACCCCGCTCGCCTACGACGACAACGGCATCGCCCTGGCCAAGACCGTCAACGTCAACAATGGCCCCCTCAAGGCCCTCGCCTTCACCGGTGTCGCCCCCACCGACGGCAAGACGCATACTTATACGGAGCGGGTCATCATACCCCCGGGGGCCGACATGCACATCGTCGCCTCCGGCGCCCTCACCGCCCCCGGTGTCGTCCAAGTCACCGGTGGCATCAACATTTCCCCTGCCGCCATCTCCAGGATCCCCGGCAATGCCGACGACCCCCGCATTGTCGAAGTCGTCGTCACCTCCCCCGCCGCCCCCGGCCAGGTTCTCACCTGGGTGCGCGCCGCCTTCAGTGCCCGAGGGGCCGCCGCCCCCAACATCTGGCCCTACGCCACACCCGAAGGCTTCGGCTCCATGCGCGTCGAACCCGGCTCTTTCGCCATCACCGGCACCAACCCCGCCCTCGGCATATTCTCTGCCACCCTCAACCTCCGGGAGGTCTGGCCATGGCTGTAAGATTCTTCGGCGCCCCCACCACTGTCGCCTCCTGGTCCTACGACGAAGACGCCGTATCACTGGACCGCGGCGAATCCCCCTCCGGCACCGCCACCGTATCCGTCGCAGGCGCAGGCACCTACCAGCCCCATGACCTGACGCCCCTGCTCGGCAAAACCCTCATCGTCCAAACCACCGACCACGGCCGGTCCGACATGACCGTCACGGACCTGACCATCGACGACGACTCGTGGACCCTCACCGGCGGATCCGGCCTGGCCGCCCTCAACCAGGTCGGCACCCTCAACCCCGTCCACCGCACCGACATCAACAACATCATCCTGCGCTGCTACCAGGCGGTGCGAGCCTACGCCCCACCCATCGACATGGACGACACGGTCAAAGACCTACGGTTCAACATGCCCGGCGGGCGGGACAACGTGTGGGCCATGCTGCGCCGGTTCCTGAGCGCCAACATGCTCGACCTGTCGTGGGCCGGACAGCGCATCCGCGTCACCGCCCGCCCCGGGCGCACCGTCTACCTCCAAGACCGCCCCATGTCGTCCACCGTGTCGCTGGAAGACGGGGCCCGGTCCAAAGAGATCCACGTCAACGTCTACCACCGCACCCCCCTGGGTAACGACGACCGCGGCCTCATCTACCCGGTACGCGCCTCCATGTACCCCAACGCCGACACCGCCTTCGGCGACGACGCGGACGGAAGCGTTATGACCGTCGGAGCCGGTGAGCGCACCGCCACCACCATCCACTTCGGCGCCGAAGTCACCTACGTCAACCAGCCGACCATCGTGCGGAGCATCCCCTTCAAAGACGGCTCCCCCAACCTGAACGCCCTGCGCAACGGCCTGTACGTGGTTGTCGGCAAGGACAACAAGCCGATCATGCCCGCCCAATGGAACGACATGGGCGGGGGTCTGCGCGTCATGCTCAACGACGACCGGCGTAGCGCCGACATCATCTTCTCCGGCATGAACTACGAGCACCTCGCCCCCTACAGGCTGTGCGAATCCGACGGCAAAGTCGACCACCCCGCCCTTTACTTGATCGGCGGGTTCGGTTCCTACGTCGACATCGAAACCCTCATCCTGCACACGGGAGCGAAGGGCACAGACGACATCACCACCATCGACAACCCCGCCATCGACACCCGCGCCAAAGGGTGGGCCGCCGCCCAGGCCGCCGCAGACGCCCGCGTCGGAGCCACCATGACCCTCCAATGGAAAGGCGCCAAGCCCGCCGAAGAACAGATCTTCGGCACCCTGGTCGGCGCCCGCTTCTACTTCAAACACCACTGGTGGCGTATCGAATCCGCATCCTTGAGCGAGGGTGGCCTGTCGTTAGAGGCGGCCCTCCACCCGCTCCTGGCCGACTACAATCGCGTCTACCCGCAGGTTTCCGGACTACCCCTTGCCGGGAGCACACTGCGGGACCTGTCAACCGTAGGGAACCTTTGAACCATGGCTTCGTTCTCCGCCTCTGTCTTCCCCGCCTCCAACCTGGCCCCCCAGGCGCAGCAGTGGCGGGCCGCCGTCGAAAAGCGCGTCAGCATCCTCGAAGAGCGCGACACCTCACGCGGCGCTCGCAGGGCCATGGCCCAGTGGGGGGCGGCGCTGGCGGCGGCCAGCACCCTCGACGAGAAGCTCGCAGACGTGGCCACCCTGGCCGGTGCCGCCAGCGCCAAATCCGACGACGCCCTGTCCTGGCATGACGTACCACCGGTCTCACCGGGCCCGGGTGTCGAAAGCCCCGACATCCCCGTCAACCCCAACGCCACCTGGTACGTGTGCGAGCTGTCGAAGCAGGGCGGTGTCGACAAAGATCGCGTCAAGGAGGTGTGGCAGTGGAACCCGCCGGGCTCGCCGTCGGGCGGCCAGCTGGGTAAGTGGATCCAGCAGCGTTGGGGCACCGACACCCTGGGTGAGGGGGCTGTCGACTACAAGAACCTGGCCGCCGCCGCCCGCGGTGACCTGGAGGCCGCCAAAGCCCTGAAGGGGCGTGTCGACACCCTGTCCGCCTCCTATGAGCAGACGAAGGCGGACCTGGAGCAGGCGAAGAAGGACGTGGCCAAGGCGGTGGCCGGCGCCAAGGCCGTCATCATTTCCGACACGGAACCGGCGGGCGCGGACCGCAAGCCAGGCAACCTGTGGGTGTCGACCGCTGGTGGCACCACCCGCCTGTACGTGTTCGACGGCGACAAGAACGCCTGGGTCCTCGTCGAGGGGGATGACGCCGCCCAGGCCGCGGCCGCCGCTGCCGAGGCGCAGAAGAAGGCGAAGGAGGCCCTGGACAAGGCGCAGGCTGCCCAGGACATGGCCACGGCCGCCCAGCTCGCTGCACAGCGCGCCCAGACGAGCGCCGACGGGAAGAACACGATCTTCTACCAGCCGGACAAGCCGACCCTCAATGGGCGCGTCGAGGGCGACTTGTGGTTCGACACGGACGACGGCTACAAGATGTACGTGTACAGCGCCGCCGCCCAGGATTTCGTGAACAGCACCCCCAAGGCGTCGGTGGATGTGTCTAAGGTGATGGAGACCTTCACGGAGCAGTCGTCCAACATCCTGCCGGGGAACTACCCGCCGGACGGCGGTACTATCAACAAGTCCGTTTGGGTGGCCCCCGACGGACGCGTGTTCAAGAAGATCTCCTGAGGAGAGGAAGGAACTCCGCATGCCCAAGTATGATCTTCTGCACGACCCCTGGGTTGATGGGTCCACTGCGAACCCCCTCGACGCCGCCGCCCTCATGCACATCGAGGCGGGCATCAAGAGCACCAACGACCTGGCGTACCAGTTGGACCAGAAGGTTGATGACCAGGCCATCCGCCTGGGACAGGTGAAGAAGACCGCGGAGGACACCAAGAAGACCGTGGCCGCCCAGGCGCAGACCATCTCAGAGCACACATCGTCCATCCAGGACCTCAAGAACAAGACCGCCGACATCGGCGGACTCCTTCGCCGGACCGACACCGGCGGAGCCGCTATCCTCCCCCCGGGCGTTATCGCCATGTACGCCTCAGACAGCGCCCCGGCCGGATGGCTGCTGTGCATGGGGGACGAGGTTTCTCGTACTACGTACGTGGCTCTGTTCAACGCCATCGGTACCCGATACGGGGCGGGAAACGGGAGCACTACCTTCAACCTCCCGGACCTGTCCATGCGGTTCCCCCTGGGCCGCAGCAGCGTGGCGGGTACGGACAAGGCGGGCGCAACGGGCGGTGAGGCCGCACACACTCTTACTGTCAGCGAGATGCCCGCCCACTCACACAGCCTATCGGACACCGGGTTGGCTCACGCCTTCGCATGGGGCGCATCGGGGAGCGTGGGTACGGACTCCAGCGTTCACGCAGGCGCGTCAGATGGGAACAAGATGTACACCTGGCAGGGGCCGTGGAATAAGACTCAGAACACAGGGTCGGGTATGGCGCACAACAACATGCCCCCGTACCTGGTGGTCAACTTCATCATCAAGGCTTTCTGACATGGCGGACATCGAGTACATCACCACACCCGGACCCGGGCTGCTGCCGGGGTCGGACAGCCTCCCCGGCTGGGACAACAAAGCCCCGGACACCACGATCGTGCACGCCCACGACGGGGGCGCCTGGGAGGAGATCACCGACGAGGAGACCAAGCGTATTGCCCGAGCGGCCTCGAAACAGGCCAGCACCATACGCACCGTGGTCTCCTCCATCGGGGGTGTGTCGTACTTCTACAAGGGCGACTACGACCCGCCCATGCGCGGCAACGGACCCGGGGACGCGGCCTTCGCCCTGGACGACAATGACAACGTAATCCGCCTGTACCGGTGGACCGGAGTGGCCTGGGTTCGCCACGAGCTCGACAACGCCGTGCTCGCGAACCTGGATGTGGGCAAGCTGACCGCCGGATCGGCCAGCATCTCCAACGTCGTCGCCAAGCACATCTGGTCTGGGATCGTCACGTCCAAGGCTGTCGAGGCGGAGAAGATCACAGGCGACATGATCGCCGCGAACTCGTTCACGGCAACCTCGGGTCACATCCAGTCCTTGGACGCCGGTGTTATCACGGCCGGGCTCTTGGATGCCGACCGTATCGCGGGACGGTCGATCACGGCGGCCCATATGCAACTGGGCACCATCACCGGGGAGTCCGGCATCCTGAAGAACCTCAATGCCGCTGACATCACAACGGGCGTCCTGTCGGCCGACCGCATCGACGCCAACACCCTGCGCGGCAAGCTCATCGAGGGGGCGGTCATCAGGGGCGGATACATAGAAGGCGCCAAGCTGGTCGCGACGAATAAGAACTTTCCTGGGTACCAGGTAGCTATTTCAGACCTGGGGGTTCGTTTTCAGGCGAATGGCAAGACATACATATCCATTGGGGATGGTATGAGAGCCATCCGCATAGCCAGAGATCCCGAAGCCGGTTTGGAGGGCCCCGCCGGGAGTGTTGCCTGCTATAACTCCCTGGTTGGCCTGCATCAGCTACCGGTTGTAGGGGAGAAGGTAGTATGGGATGCCACACATGGGTACATCAAGGTATTTCGTGTGAGCGGTGGCCGGATTATTCAAAGAGGCGCAACCGGTATTTACTTCGTTAACGCCCACGTGGGTCGTCGGAATGTCAACGACACAAGAAATGAGTGCACGTTCTCTTTCCGCGCGGTGGATTACGACCAGCCGAATCTTAACACTAATCCCGGGTGGATTAGTGTTCCCCCAGGGCAGAAGAGCGCTCGGGGTCTCGCGATGTTCTGGGGCCCGATCACCCTGAATGATAAGGAGGTCACAGGCATCGCCGTTACCAGCGGGGAGGACGGCCCCAAGAATCAGATTAAATCCGTAGGCGTAGGGATCCACATCGCCTGCTGCTCACCGCTCAATTAGCACTTCGAGGACTCCATGACCGGAACAGACCCCAACGGAATCTACACGTACTCCGCCGACGACACCGCCGCCAACTGGCCCACCTTGCTCAACTTGGGGCTATCGTCCGTGTCGAACGTCATCACCGGCCTGCGCCGCTCCAGCGTCTACAAGGCCAACAACGCTGCCGCTGCCAACACCCTGCGCGACAACCTCATCAAAGCCGGCGTCACCCCCTCGGCCACCGACCCCATCCTCATCTACCTGACCTCCAACGGGCAGATCATCGCCTGGGACGGCAACACGTGGAAGGCCAACGGCTCCGACATTTCCTCCTGGATCACCACCGGATCCGAAGTCGCCTCTCCGGCCACGCCCATCACCGGAGGCATCCTTGTGGGAAGCCGCGGGGAAGCCTCCCACTTCCGCGAGGAGGTGGGCACCAGCGTCATCCGCGTGCCCACACCACCCGACCCCCGCTACACGGGCTTCATGAGCCTGGCTCGCAAGTACGTCGGCATCGCCTCCGCCATCTTCAGCAACGGCGACCTGTGGTCCTTCGGCGGCAACGTCGGCGGCGCCGGGTACGGCTACGACCGGGTCAAGAACAACGACGGCCAGATCGTCCGCCTGCCCTACATCGCCTACGGGGCCAGGCCCGGTAGCCTCATCCGCGTCAACTACATCATCAAAGGCTGGGAGGTGTAAACCCCATGTTCATACCCCACCCCCCATGGGCCAACACCATGGACCGGGGCCTTCGCGGCCTCGGATACGCGGCCCTGGCCGCCTTCGCCGTCTACGAGACCGGCATGTGCCCGCCCAACGCTGATGTGCACATCTGGTACAACCTCGTTGTACACGCCACCCTGGGCATCTTCTCCGGCGTGTGCGCCGCAGCCTGCTGGGCCGGCCGCTCACAAGTCGAACTCGTCGTCCTGCCCCTCGTACTCGGAGGAGCGTCCGCCTCCTGGATCCTCGTCCTATCAGCCCACGGCATCGGCGCCCGCGTTACCGCCCTGTTATCAGTGATCATGCTCCTGTCGGCTAGAATGAACTGGCTGCGATGGCTGCGGCACCGGGCCCTGGTCATGAAGGCCCTGGAGAACGGGGACGAGCCGGGGGCGAGGTGAGGCATGAACCCTCTCATCACCACCATCGGATCCATCATCGCCCTCATCACCTCCGCCCTAGCCGCATGGGGCTCCTGGGTGAAAGTCAACTCCGACCGACGCCGAGGCGTAGGAGAAGAAGAAATGAGCCGCTCCAGGTTCGGCCTCGACGCCCTCAAAGCCGCCCTCGACTCCAAAGACATCCTCATCGTCCAATACAAGGACGAGATCACCCGCCTACGCATACAAGTGCACGACCTGCAAGTCGAGATCGACAGGCTCAAGAAGAAACGCCCCAAGACCAACTGAGCACGACGAAGCCCCGCCCCTCCGCCTTCCCCGCAAGGAGAAGGAAGAAGGACGGGGTTTCATCATCAGGCGGCCATGCGCGCCAGCAGACCCTTCAGGCGCAACGTCATCGCGCCGTAATGGAACAGGTGCCTGGCAGCATCACGCACGTCGTCAGCATCCGGCTGGCCGACCGACTTGCCCGTCGGCCAGAACCCGAGCGCCTTCAGCGTGGCGTCGCGGACCAGCGTCTTGGCCTGCGCCGGCGTCTGATAAACGATCGGACGCCTGTCATAGATGTAATCCATGATCGCATTGACCTTCACCGGGGTGAGGTCGGCCAAGAACTGGTTGTGCGGGCGCAGGTCGAAGCGCTCACCGACAACGACGTCTGGCTTGTAACACCAGATGGCGCCCTTGAGCGTGAATGCCGTGTCAGCGTGGCTGTCGGCGACGAACTGGTCGTACTCGACGATCTCCATGTCGTCGCCGTCGACAACCCCCAGAACCCACCCGGTCGACACCCCCGGGTCGTAGGCGAAGATCTTGGTCACCGGCCCATCACCGCCATGATCAGGCCGAAGCCGACAAGGAACGCCGACAGGCAGGCGATGGCCCGGAACCACCACTTGGAGAAGCCCTCCGCGTGGCCGTCCTCGGCGAACATGTACCCGGCACTGAACACGAGCAGCGCCAAGGTCAGGCCCCAATAACCGAACCAGCCGCCGGCGCTCACGGGGCAATCACCGCCGCCCGCACAGCACGCTTGTCGCCCTCGTCGGCCTCCGACCACGCCTCATCCGAACTGCTGTCGCGAACCACCAGACGCGGGTAAGCGTCGGCGTCCACATAGTCGTCGCGTACGGCGGAAGGGACCGGCGCCAGGACGGGGATGTCACCCCACCGCTGCCACAGCAGCGTCAGGAACGACAGGAACCTGGCCAGGCCGTTACGGCGCGCCCCCCGACGGGAACGGGTCTTCAGACTCGCAGGCACCCAGGCGATCGACACATCCTCCATGGCGCTGACCAAGGTGATCGCGCACCTGTCGTCATGGACGCGCACCCCATCGGGGTGGATCTCAACCCGCAAGGGCCGATGCTTGCGTGGCCTGGGCATCACGCCCACCTCGCCTCGAACTCGACGATCTCACGGGCCAGCCACGCGGCCGCCATGGTCGCCACCTGAACCAGCTCCTCAACCAGGTCACCGGCGTGCCCCGTGGGAGTGGTGGCGTCGGGGGTCAGGGCGCGGGCCACCTCACCGATCTCCTCGCCCAGGATCGCGAACTTGTCGTAGTCCTCCACCAGACGGGAGAACGGCGTGTAACCGCAGTGCTTGAGGTGAGCGCGCCGGTACTCGGCAGTCACATCCTCCTGGAGCACGTGCCGGGCCTTGTTGCGCAGCACACGCGGCTTGGCGGTGGGATACTTCAGCCGGGCCGTCCACAGGGCAGCCAGGGCGGCGGTGGACGCCAGGGCGAGCTTGCGCCCCTCACCGCGCCAGGTGCGAGACCCGAAGAACATGATGTCCGCCAGGCAGGAGGACCTGTCGCTCAGACGGTAGGGATCGTAGAGGACGCCCATGACCTCCTCGATCTGGGCGAGGGCCTTGTCGAGATCATTCTCCAGCATTGTTGTTCTCCTTCGCGGACTCGATGCGGATCTCCTCAGTGGTGACGACAATGGACGTCTCCAGGTTGCGCAGCTCCTCACGCAGGGCGTCCAGGCGGCTGGGCCGCTCAACCTGGTCCGCCACCTTGTTGCGCCACCGCTTGAGGTACCACAGCGCCTTGTCGATGTCGTCGAGGATCGGCGACCCGTTCTTCTTGCCCGCCCGGCACACGTACTTGACGACGTTGCCGGGCAGGAACCCCAGGTGCTCGGTGATGTCGATGACCTCCGCTCCGTCGGTGAACCCCACGTAGTGGGGCGGGTGGTTGATCATGTCGGCCATGATGTCCTCTCTTCCTCTTGTCATTCCTTGTGGTACCGCCGGCAGGTGTAGCCGGCGGCCTTGATCACGAGATCGTCGTCGGCCCAGGAGGGCGGACGACACATGATCTCGGACACTTCGTTGACGAGCTCGGCCTCGCTGAGGCTTCGCTTGTCGGCGGGGATCTCGCAGACGACCTCGTCGTGGATGTGGGTGACGACGGGCCACCCGGCCTCTTCCAAGTTGCGCAGTGCTTGGACGAGGATGTCGCGAGCGACGGCCTGCACGATGTTCTCGGTGATGATGCCCCCGTGCAGCGGCTTGAAAGGGACCCTGGCCCTGTCGCCCCCCGTATTGAGGACGTGGGGCACGAGGCGGGCCGGACCCAGCGGGGCGCCATCGGCGTCGAGCGGCTGCTTCCAACGGCGCGTCAGACCCCGGTACACGATGGGCCGGCCCGAGGGCAGCCATACGTAGCGGTCCGGCCCCCTGACCTCGATGTTGACCAGGCCGGTGTCGACGCCCCCGCCGGTGTTGATGATGCGCTCCAGCTGCGACCAGAAGCGGCGGATAGCGGGGGAGGCACCGCGCCAAACATTAACGATCTCCTGTAGCCGCTTGCGCAGAATATCCTCGGGTGTATTCTTGGGGAGGATATTCCGACCGCCCATTGCGAGCATGGCACCTACGCCCCCGCGGAATTGCAACGCGAGGCTTGCAACCTTGCCGTGCTGCCGATCGAAGCCCCTATCTTTGCCTCCGAGTTTTTCCGCCGTAGCGACGTAAATGTCCTCGTCATTACGAAAAGCGTCGATCATCCACTGCTCGTCGGCCAGCCACGCCATGACCCGGGCCTCGATCGACGAGTAGTCGCACACGACGAACGGCCCCATGAGCAGCGGGCGGATCAGCTTCTTCAGCTCCGGCGAAGGGATCGAGCCGCCCTCCAGCAGCCGTCCAACGGCCGCCTCCTCGGCCTGCGTGTCGTAGCCGCCGTCCGCAGCCTTGAAACCATCGCGGGCGAGGTTTTGGAACTGGATGAGCCGACCGGCGAATCTGCCCGTCGACGCACCGAAGTACTGCATCGTGCCTCGCAGCCGCCCGTCATCGCAGGCGGCCCGCTTGGCGGCGGTGAACTTCGCCGCGGCCGACACCGCGCACTCCTGGCGCAGGGTCAGGACCTCACGGACGTCGTCGGGGAGTTCCTCCGCCAGCAGCTCCTTGACCGTGTCCTTGCGCAGGTCCTCCGTGTCGACGCCCCGCCCGGCCAGCCAGCTGCGCAGCTGGGCCACCGAGTTGCCGTTGTCGACACCGGCGATCTTCTCGATGCGCTCAAGCGCCTCGGCCTTGTTGTCGGCGAAGCAGCGCTCAGCCGCCTCGGCCAGGGCAACGTCGACACGAACCCCCCGGTCGTTGATCAGCTGGTCAACCTCGTACACCTTGCGCTCACCGCGGGGGAAGCCGAGCCCCAACCTCTTGGCGGCGTCGCGCATGGTCTCCACGTCCTGGTCGCAGTAGGCACCGAACGCCGCCCAGTCCTCGGGGCGGGCGGAAGGAAGAACTCGTTCACCCTTCCGCCCCGGCTTAGAGAACAGGTTGATGAGCCGGGTTCCGGCCTCGTCCTTCTCTTCCGCGCCCACACTGATTGCGAAGTCCTTCAGCGAGGCAGGCAGGCCCCACGCCCGAGCCAGAGCGGCGGTGTCGAAGAACGTGCTCGGGGGCAGGAACCCCCGGCCGCCACGCAGCCTTGATAAGTTTATCCGCTCGAAGGAGGCGTTGTGGGCGATCTTGAGGACCTTGTCGTCGAACAGACCAGGGATCGCCATGATCTCCTCATGCCCTTCGGCTCGCCGGACGGCCCCGTCGCCGGCCGCCCACGAGCACATGAGGATCCGCCAGTCCGGGTCCTCCGTATACTTATACACTCCGCACTTGGCCAGGTCGACGGGCGAGTAGGTCTCAATGTCGATCCACAGGACCTCGCCTTTGCGCCACGGGGGCGTGTCGCCGGCCGGCCAGACGGCCGTGAACCTGTTAGCCCGGTTGATGATCTCAGACAGTTCTCGAAGGCTGGCATCAACGGGGACCTTCCACGGACCCTCGACACCGAACAGGCCGATGACAGGACGAGCGGGGTCCAGCGGCCAATCGGGGCCAGCCAGGTCGATGCGATCACCCGGGGACGTGCGCTTGATGTAAAGAAGCAGATCAACCTGCTCTCGGGTCAGATGATGCGGGTCGGGGACCAGGTACACCGGCGACTTCATGACCGCGCCTCGCGCTCGGCCTTGCGCTGAAGCGCCATCTTACTGCGGCGCCCGCCCAGGACCCTCTTCTCACGACTGCCCACCATGCGCAGGATGTCATCCCTGGCCATGAACGCGATGTTATCCGGACCCCACGGCCGGTCGCTGTCGGGCCGCACGAACCCCCAGTAATTAAAGTCGACGTTCGGGGGCAGGTTGATGTTGGCTTTGATCCAATCCAGGGCGTCCTTGCGGGTCGCCCAGTCCATGCCCTGGTCGCGTTCCCAGTTGCCGATACGGCGCAGCAGGATGGTGTCGAGGGGCTTGCCGCCGGAATTGGCCCGCCTCCTCCGAGCAGCCTTGGAACGCTTGCCCTGCTCGCACCCGCACTCGGGGTTGTCGAGGAGCCCGGAGGCGGTGCTCTGCGAACGACGCTTGCAGTAGACGCACTGCACGTTGAACAGCGGGCCCTTGGTGGGGGTCCACCCGGCGGGCTCAAGGGAGGCGATGCGATAGTCTCCGAAAAGATGGCGCAGAAGAGCTCCGAGGAGCGGGTGGGGCTGGTATACGACCTTGTCGGTCGGATTGCTGGCGGTCATTATGGTCCTCTTTCTTCTTGACGGTCAGGAGTTGGTGGTGGGGCGGGCGACGTAAACGACCTCACGGTCGCCGGGCCTGTCGGGGTTGGGCAGAATGTCCTTGAGAGTGCCTTTTCGCTGGCAGTGGATGAGGATCTGGGTGATCTGTTCCGGCCGCTCGAACTTCGACTGGAACTTGGTGAGCAGGGATGCGTACGGGGCCCGGTGGCCGGGCTGGGAGGCGACCCACTGCTCAACGTCGGACACCATGCGGGAAAACCCGTTGGAGTCGACCTGGACGACAAGAGCCTCCGAACAGCGCACCCACGTCCCTGCCAGGTCGATCGCCTTGACGACGTGACGCAGCTCGATGGTGTCCTTCTGCTCGGTCATGGCCAGCAGGGCGGCGATGCGCAGAGCAGAGTACGACAGGCGCTCGCACGTGGGGAACAGGGCCGTGGCATTGAGCGGGTGGTTGGCGGCCAGGAACATGACGTCGTAGGCGAACCGCTTCCACCTCTCCAGGGCGTCGTCGTCGCACCTTAGGGGGACGCGCAGGTCGGACGCCGGTGTGGAGGTGGCGACAGCCGCCTGGTAGCCCCGGTCCCAGAACCGCACCACCGACACCAGGTGGTCGACAATCATGTTCTTGACGGCGTCAACCTTCGCCCGCTCACCGGTGCGCCAGGTGACGTCGTCGGCGCCGGGTTCGAACCCGGTACGTGAGTCGACAACCACGAGACAGCGGGGCACGAACCCGGAGATGATGCGGTCGATGGTCAGGTGCTTGGCGGTCAGGTCGAAGATGCCGGTGCCGTAGAAGCTCATCCAATGGTCGACGCCGCCCTTCTTCGACAGGCCGCCTCCTTTACGCAGAACAGCGGGGACGCGGCCGTCGTAGATCTTGGTGAGCATGGGGACGAACCCGGACATGTAGGAGCCCTTCCGGCCCGCAGCCTCGAACGTGTCCTGGACCTCATCAATGCTCATCATGGTCGACAGGCGGGGCAGGTCACCGAGCCATTCTTGGAGGGCTTCGGGGGTGGCGTCCTCGGGGGCCTCGTACACGCCGTCGTCGGCACCGAGCTTCTCGGCCACGGATGCCAGGACGGAGTGGGCCAGGCGCAAAGCGGTGCTCTTGCGGGACTGCGTGGTGCGACCGAGCACCAGCCAGTACGTGTTGAGGCCCATATCGGTGAACCGCAGGGGCAGCTTGGCGTAGCGGGCGAGCAGGGCGGAGAGCATGGTCAGGCCTCCGGCGACTGAGAACTCCCAGGGGGCCTGCGGGGACTTGTGTCCCACCCATGAAGTAAACGCGTCGATGAACGTGTCGCTGATCGGTTCTTCCTCGGGGTGGAGGAATTGGATGCGGGACCAGTACAGGCCCTGCGTGTCGGCGTTGAGGATGCCGGGCAGCCGGTCGGCCACGAGAGCGGGGGAGGACTCGTCGCCGAACGTGTTGACGCCTTCCAGGGGGGTCAGGCCCAGGACACGCAGGAGGTCGGATTCGTCGTCCTCGATGATGACGTCATCTTCATGGTATTGGCGCCAGCGGGCGGCGTCTCGCTGCACCTGCTTCCACAGGTCCTTGTCGCCGCGGTTGTCGCGCCTGTACTTGTTGCAGGCGGCTTCACGCAGGATGAGGAAGGCGGAGCGGGTGTCGAGACCGGCCTCAAGGAGGATGCATTCGAGGTGGTAGAGCTTGCCGGACCAGTCGTCGGTCATGTCCGGTTGGAGCATGAACAGGTCGTTGGCGGCGGAGTTGTTAACGATGGTCAGCAGCCGGTAGATCTCGTTGGGATCGGTCTCCTGGGGAACAGTGTGAAGGAGCTCCCCAGGTTTGAGGGGTGAGGCGGGCGGGTAGTCGGCGGCGAACTCCGCGGCGGTGACGGCGGGACCGGTGCGCTGGATCTTCGTGCCGTCTTGGAGGACCTCTTCGTCGTACTGGGTGACCCGGTAGGGGGTGCCGTACTCGGGTTTGGTGTTGTACGACCAGGGGACGCGCAGCATTTTGGCCAGGGGCCAGCCGCGGTCCATGCCGTCGCCGGCGTGGGCGTCGTACAGGCCGTGCGACAGGTCCTCAAGGTCATTGTTCGACAGGGAGGCGGCGTCGGTGAACCGCCAATATGCGTGCCAGCGCCCGGGGGATGTGCGCACGAACGTGGTCGGCGCCACTTTGAGGAGGGCGGGGTCCATGTCGTCGCCGTCGCAATAAACAACGTCGCAGCGCAGCACGTTCGCCTTAGCGGCGTGGCGGGGGTCAGTGGAGGAGGGCGGCTGGGAGAACGTCATGGGCTTGAAGTAGACGTCGCCCTGCGCGTGATCCTGAACGTAGCGGCCCATGGCGTTCTTGTTCTCAGGCCAGGCGAACCACTTGAACCGGGTGAGCCGGCCGTAGGGGTCCTTGGTGATGATGGGCACCCAGCCGGGCGTGTCGGGCAGTACTTCCTCGAAGAAGCCCATGTCTCTCTTCTCTTCTCTCTTACTCTTCCGCGGGGACGAGGGGGCCCCGACGCCGTCAGTCTAGCGGCGCCGGGGCCCGGTCCTCAGTACGACGTGAGCTCGTCCAGGACCCACTGCAAGAGCTTGCGGCCGAAGGGCTTGTGGGATCGTGAGGCGAACACGATGAGGCCGACGTCGGAGATGATCGCGCTCCTCTGTCGTCCGCCCTCGGTCTCCAGCTCCGGGTACGCCTTGTCCCTATCGGCCACCGAGCGGGCAATGGCGTACCCGTCACGGAACCCCAGGGCCCTGGCGAGGTCGGAGGCGGCGAACCAGAGGTGGTTGTCGTCGAGGTAGGTGCGGATGACATGCCCCTCGTAGTTCATGTTCCAGGCGCTGTCCATTACTTCTTCTCCTTGTTCTTTTTGGCTTCCTTCTTCTCCGGGAAGCCCTTTACGTAGCTCCGACCCCAGGCGCGGTCGAAGATCGGACGATCGGCCTCGGTGTAGGCGTACACCTCGCGGACCTGACCGGAGGGGGTCTCGTCAAAGCGCTTGCCGGGTTCGACACCCCGCTCGGCCTTGTAGGCCTTCTTGACGTACTTGCCGAAGGTGGGACCGTAGCTCTTGATGTTGTCGCTCGACACCCCCTGTTCGCGCATGTAATCCTGGATGTAGAGGGGCCGGGCGCTCGCCTCGATCTCGGGCGTGTCTCCCATGGCTCGCGCCAGGACGATCTTGGCCTTGGCCTCCAGGTAGTCAGGGCTGATGACGTCCTTGGCGAGGGCAACCAGTTCCATCAGCCCCTTGGCCCTGGTCAGGGCCGGGTCCTCGGCGCTCGGGGTGAATGCCCCTCCGAGCAGGCTGTAGGAGCCGGTTCGTCGGATCGACGGCAGGACCTCGTGGGTGACCCAGCGTCGGAACGGCTTGGCCGCTTCGACACGAGCGCGAACGAGGATGGTGTAGAGCCCGGCCTCAGAGACCGAGGTGAGCTTCTGCTCGCCCCGAAGGGTACGAACAATCTTCGTACCTTTCTCGTCTGCATCGAGTCCTCGGATGGCATCGGTGGCATCGCGGTGCCCGAGGATGCGAGCGATGTCGGTGGCGATGAACCAGACCTGTCCGTCCTCCTCGTAGGTGCGTACCTGTTCGTCCCCGTAGTGGAACGGGGTCAGTGCGGTGTCCGTCACAGTTGTCCTCTCTTTCTTGCGGGTCGATCGGGGTCTCTCGGTCGGCCCCGATAGGGACTACACTACCCTACTACCGCGGGGGCCCGCAAGACCCGAGCCGACACGGCCGGGGCCCCGCCATAAGACAGGACCCCGGCCGGGCATCGGGGGATCAGAACGAAGTGGTCGAGCTGTCGACCGGCTCGTACTCCACCTCATCCACCTGACCCCGCGGGCTACCCATCAGCGGAGAGCCGTCAGGGTTGAACATCGGCTGCCCCGTCTCACGGTCCATGCGCTGACGCGGCGGCGCCACCGACGTCTTGATCGTGCACTTGCGGCGCTGCATCAGCGCGAACAGCTTGTCCACAGTCGTCTTCAGCCCAGTCGCGTTGAGCATGAGCGCCCGCTCACGCGGGTCCTCACGCCACATGTCCACGGCCTCCAGCATCCGCCGGAAACCGGGGTTGAGAACCTGCTTGGTCTGTCCCTGCTCCGTGCGCTTGAAGTAGAGGACCGTGTACCCCAGCACGACGACACCGTGGTCGGGGTCGTTGGCGTCGTCAATGGCGTACGTGAGGACGGCCATCGGCAGACCCTTGGACGACAGCCGGCACTCCGTCTTGGTGACGACGGCGTTGTGGAAGCCGGGCTCGGGGGCGCGGAACGAGAACTCCTCCGCGACCTCCATCTGGGACAGGTCGAGGCCGTCCAGGGCGGTGAGGTCCGCACCGGACGTGCCGGCGGCGGGAGCGAACGGGGCGAAGGGGTCGTTGGCGGTCATGCGTTCTCCTCGGGGTTGATGGTGTTGGTGTTGATGTCGTGAGCCAGATTCCAGACCCGGCCCATGGTGGGGTTCTCCAAGAAGTCGGGAAAGTCCCTGACCCGACGCTTGGTGATAGCCCCCGGCAGTGCGAAGTCCGCTCGGACGGCGAACCTCCCACTCTCCAACTTGCCCGACCTCATGTAAACGACGAAGTCGAAGTTGGACGGCATATGCTTGTCGGACTGCTGGCCCCGGAAGGCCGGTCCGATCTCGGTCTCCCCGGTCACCGAGTTGGTGACCCGGGCGACGTGGGTGAGAGCCAGGAGGTTGACGCCATCGCATCGCAGGAAGGCGTTGATCAGCGCCATGACGTTGTCGTAGGCGTCTGTCCACGGCTTGTAGTTGTTGCCGGGGTTGGCCGTGCGAGACTCGGTGACGATGAGCTCCTGGAGTTTGTCGACGGTGTCGAAGACGACGGTGCGGTAGGGGAAGGTCCTACTGTTCATCGTGGGCCGGATGACCTGGGTGATGAACCGGTAGGTGTCGGCCCAGGAGTCCAGGTGGAGGATGGTGATCTTGTCCGGTTCGCCCCATTCTTTCAGGGGAAGCGTACCCCTTTCGAAATCGAGATAAAGGATGGGGGACATTTCGGGAACTCTGGATGCGGTGGCGGAAAAAGACGTGTTGTGTGTGAGGATATAGTCCTTGGCGACATACAACTGATCCGCCGCGGCGACGGCCAGACAGCGAACCGGCTTCTCCCCAACGGCGCGCACCGAAGCGAGCTTACGGTGCGCGTAGGGGGAGTTCTTGAGACTCCGAGAACCCCACTCGCTCGCCAGGAAGGGGCTGTCACTACCCCACATAGTGATCTTCTTGTACGCCCGCGAGCTTCGTTCGGGAGATGCGGACCAGCTCTGCCGGGCCCTGTACCCGAGAGACCAGGCGAGCTCCTGCACCTCTTGGGCCAGGCGTTCGCTGGTGGTACTGTACTGGGCCCGCTCGCGGCCCTTGCGCACAGATCCGTCGCCGTCCATGAGTCCGGCCAGCAGTTCACGCCGCTGGTCGATGGAGGCCGTCAGGTACTCCGGGGGGATGAACTTCCTCCTGGACTTGCAGCCAAGAAGACCCAGCCCCCGCAGCGTCGCCCGAAGTGTGGAGTGGTGAAACTCATCGTGCGAGTGAGTGAACCTGAAGTTCCTGGCCGTAGAGCCCTCTCGTGTAGTCTCCACCAGCTCGTACCCGGCCCTGGCCGCCTGTCGGGCCATCTCGTCGATGACCGACTGGTCGTTCTTGGTCCAGGTCACCGTACCCTGCCCGGGCAGGTATCCGTCGGCGAGCAGACCACCGAGCATGTACGGGGGGAGGGGAAGGTCCCTGTCGTTGAGCACCACCGGACGGTGAAGCGCAGGGAAGTCACAACGCATACCCTCCTTTCCCTCCAGGCGTGGCAGGAAGTTCCGCGTGGGTACCGTGAGCCAGGTCCCCTTGGATGACCGAACCGTCCACAGGTGCTCAGCGTCAACCTCGACAGAGGCCCCGTCGTCGAAAGTGAACTCGTAAACGGGAAGCACCCCGCGATCCCACACGCCGTACAGCCGACGCGGTTCGCCCCGGCTGCCGATCAGATAGTCCCCGACGTTGAGGTCCTCGATAGGAACCCAACCGTGGTCGGTGAGAATCGGGGTCCCGTACGGGTGCCCCTTTCCGCTTCCTGCCCCGCCGTATAGAAGCATCGAGATATCTTTGAGCTCCTGCGGGTCTTCCGCCTTGAAACCGGCTGCCGCGAGCATCTTCTCAAAGTGCGCGCTAGTCATTTCCCGGTGCCCCCGCCTTCACCGCCGACAGGGGGAACAGGGTCTCCTGCTCCCACCAGGGCAGAAGCAGCAGGTCGAGCAGCTCGGCCCCCTCCTTGCCCGCCTGCCAGGCGACCAGCAGCCGTTCGACCTCGGCCCCAGTGCGCAGGTCCGCGCCGGCGTCGCAGCTGATGACCTCGAACTCGGTCCGCGTTCCGCCGTACTTGCGGGCCCGCGACAGGATCCGCAGGTAGTTGAACACCAGGTCGCTCAGGCCCTCCTTCTTGAGGACCCAGACGGTGACATGGTGGGTGGGGCGCTTGACGGTGCGCTTGTAGACGGCGACGCCATCAAGCTGCTTGGCGGCCTCGATGGCCTTGGGGACCTCAACGCGGCGGAACCCCTTGAAGCTGTTGCTCATCAGGACGCCTCCTTGTCGATCCACTCGGCCAGGGTGTCGTAGGAGCCCATGACCTGGCGCAGCCAGCCGACGATCTCCTTGCGCTCGTAGATGGCCAGCGTGTAGTCCTGCCAGGGGATCAGGGCCAGGCTACGGCCGCGGCGCGTGTAGACGGTGCGAAACCGGCCGAGCTGGTTCTTGGGGCGGGATCGCACCCAGCCCCGGTCTTCGAGGAGGGCACCCACCATGTGGATGGGGGCCGGCTCCTCGCCTTCGTGCTTGTAGAGACTCATGTCTCTCTTCCTTCCTCTTGTTCTCTCTTCCTCAGCCTGCGGGGCGCGGACCCCACAGTTCGAGCATGGCAAGGTTATTCCTCTCCTCCCTCTTCCTCCTACCGCACGTGTAGCAGCCGTCGGAGGACTCGAATGACTCGGGCTCGCCGCCCCGGCGGACCAGGTCCAGGATCTCACTGAAACGGGCCAGGGCGGCCTCAGCGGCCTGGTGCCTGTAGGGGAAGGTGATCGTGCGCAGCGAGCCCGGCAGAACGTCTGTGGTGGCGTCCCTGGGCAGCATGAGCAGGTTCGCCCGCCTCACCTCGTAGCCGTCGCGCGACAGCCCGTAGCAGTACAGCATCATCTGGACGTAGTACTTCCAGGCCGTCTCCCAGGTCCTGGACGTGCGGTCCATCAGCACCGTGCCGTCCAGGCGGGCGTGAATGCACCTCGACAGGGCGGCGATGCGCGCCTTGCTCAGCACCTTCCAGTCCATGACGTCACCGGTGGCCGTGTTGAACACGTCGACAGTGCCAATAATCTCCCCGTAGCCTTCCATGTCAGCCACCTTCACCCGCTTCTCCACCTGAAGCAACCCCGACCGTCCGGCGGGGGACTCCTTAAGACGCTGCTCGGCCAAGGCGTGGAAGGCGGTGCCGATCAGCGGGGCCAGGGGGGCGCCCTCGCGCTCGTCCTTGTAGGCTCCGCGGATCCTGTCGGACAGGCAGCGATCGCACACCTCGCCGATCTCGGAGGGGCCCAGGTGCTTCTGCTTGTCGCGCCGCGAGGGGGCGGACACGATGCCCACAACCTCGTCGATGGCCCGGGCGCCCTGAATGTCGAAGCTCAGCATGCGTCCGCCCCCTCATCTCGGCAGGGCACACTCACCACGTATGGCTCGCCGCGGGTGCAGGCCTGCTCGTAGATGTCGGGGAACTGCTCCTTCAGCGCCTCGGGGTCGATGGTCTTCTTGTACACGCCCATCCTCTCGTCCGTCGACACGCGCCGTTCGTCGAGCAGGGCGGCGGCGATGAACGGGCGGAAAGTGCGGCGTGTCGACACGATCACGCCGTCGGCCCGGGTGATGTCCCGCGCCTGCATCTCAGTGACGATCTGCTGGTTGACCTGTTGCATGTCCGCGTAGAGGTCGGCCCGGTCCTGAAGCAGGGCGCGGCGCCGGCGGATCAGTGCGTCGAGTCGGTCCACGTGTTCTTCTCCTCCCGTCTCAGAACCCTCATGTTGAGCTCGTTGAGCTGTTTGATATGGTCCATCTGCTTCCCAATCTTCGCATCGAGGACCGTACGCTGCTCGTACAAGTCCATGTAGACGGCGATCGCCTCCCCCAACTCGTCGATAAGCCTGTCGTCCAGACCCTGCATATCTCTTCCTCCTTCTAGATGAGCCCTGATTCCGTCAGGGCGCGGTGCCTTTCGGCAAGTCTTCCGACGACGGTGTCGTCGATGGTCCCGGGGCACTGCACGAGGTAACGCACGACACCCCGCTTCTGGCCGGAGCGGTGAAGGCGCCCCTGGGCCTGCTCGTTGATGACCAGGGAGGAGTCCCTGGACAACCAGATCTCCGTGTGGCAGGCGTCCTGGAGTCCGTCGACACCCTCGGCGATGGCGGACACGACAGCCAGGAGGATCTGAACCCCCTTGTCGTCACGGAACGTGCGCCAGCCCTCGTGGTCATCACCCGACACCTGCTCTACCCGGTAGCCCGCCTTCTCCAGGCGCCACCGCAGGGGAATAAGGAACTTGCGGGAGTGGGTGAAGACGATGACCCGCTCGTCGCCAAGGTCCTGGAGGATGTCGAGCAGGGCGTCGATCTTGCCGCTCTTGGAGTCCCGGTCGAAGGAGATGACCTCCTTCACCCCGCCGGTGGACGTGGTGTAGTCCATGACAATGGGCTGGGCGAGGGTCGCCTGTTGGAGGCGCATGTCGAGGGTGACGGGCAGGTTGACGGCGACGGGATGGTCATCGAGCCAGGCGATCGCCTTGTCCCGCCACGCACGATAGATGCGCGCCTGATCCCGGGTCATGGTTGCGGCGACCCGGCGGATGTCGACATCAGCCAGTTCAGGCAGCGCCTCCTGACGGGTGACCGGAACCCAGCAGGGGGTCGTAGCCTTCACCCGCCCTGGCCACTTCTCCTCACCGTAGATGCGCCCGTACCCGGTGTCGGAATAATAGTTGGGCGTGGACTCGAAGAAGAAGTTGGCGAATCGGGTGAAGGACGAGTAGCGCACCGGCCACAGGAACTTCAGGGCCCCGAAGATGTTGACCGGGAGGTTGCCCGCGGGGGTGGCCGACAGGGCCAGCCTGTGCCGGGACCTGATGCGGCACAGGACCCCGGAGTTGAGGGACTGGGAGTTGCAGGCGCGGTGCACCTCGTCGGCGATGACGACGTCGAAGAGGGTGCCGCCGAAGGCGTGGGTGTCGGGGGCGGAGACCATCTTCCCGGTCCTGGGGTTCTTCTTCTTGTGCTTGTTGCGGGCGGTCATGAGGGACCAGCCGATGAAGAAGACCCCTTTCTCCGCCCCGTCCCACAGGGCTTCGAGGTTGGCCTTGTTCTCCTTGCCCTTGGCGGCGCACTCGCGTAGGTCCAGTCCCCAGACTTCCTTGACGTGCCGTCTCCAGCCGTCGATGGTGTGCAGGGGCGCGACGATGAGGATGCGGGCGCGAGAGGGGACAGTGTCGTCCTTCTCAAGACTCTGCCCCGCACATGTGAGGGAGGTCACCGTGTTGTGGGTAACCAGGTAGTCCTTGGTGACAAACAACTCGTCGGGTGCGTCAACCTTGAGGCAAACAGTTCTGCCCCGACCGATCCTTTCGATCGACTTGAATGATCGGTGCGTTGGCTGTTTGCCTCCGGTGAACATGTGGGCGAACGGGTATCGTCTGAAGGGGTTGACCGACCCCCGGATGATCACCTTATCGTACCGCTTTCTTTCCGGTCCATTAGTGATGGGGACGATTTTGGCGTCGATACCCAGAGACCAGCACAATTCACGAACATCCATGGCCAGGCGTCTACTCGTGGTGCCATACTGGGCGGTTCCTCGGTTCTTTCGCACAGAACCGTCACCGTCCATGAGACCGGCGAGAAGCTCGCGCCGTTGTTCGACAGACCCGATGAGATACTCGGACGGGATGAACTTACTTCGAGACCTAGCTCCAAGGAGACCGAGCCGCCTAAGCACAGTCTTAACGGAAGACCGACAGTGGGGCTCGCCAGGAAGGCTGAACCTGAAGTGACATGCCGATGACGTCCGACAGGTGGTCTCCACCAGCTCGTACCCGGCCCTGGCCGCCTGTCGGGCCATCTCGTCGATGACCGACTGGTCGTTCTTGGTCCAGGTCACCGTACCCTGCCCGGGCAGGTATCCGTCGGCGAGCAGACCACCGAGCATGTACGGGGGGAGGGGGAGATCGCGCGCCTCGTACTCAACAGGGGCGGAATAAGGAATCCGCATAAAAGAGACATACTGTTTGGACAGGCCGAACAGCTCTCCTGTCGATCTGACCTGGAAGTGCGCCCAATTATAGTGCTCCACCTGCCACAGATGATCTGCGTCCGTGACCACGGAAGCCCCGTCACGGAAGGTGACACGGTAGAGGTCCTGTTCCCCGCGGGGGAAGACCCCGATAACTCTAACCGGGGTACCGGTTGAGCCTATCACCTCCTCTCCGACACAGATGTTCTCCACTGATTTCCAGCCACAGGGGGTGCATACGGGAGTGCCTTCGACCAGACCCTTCCCGGATCCTAAGCACATGGCCAGCAGGCCCGTGCCCCCGGCGGCGGCGATCTGCTCGACCGCCGCCGCCTGGTAGTCACGAAGCTTCATCGTCGCCCCGTCTCTGCCGCTCGATCTTCTTGAGCGTGTTGCGGACCAGGTCCTCGATGTCGATGGACACATCCTGGATGATGCTGTCGACACTGTCGCCCCGGTAGTAGATGACGTCCCCGTAGCGTTGGTAGCCCATGTGCTCGCCGTCGGTGAGCATGCTGGGCTCGCTCACGTGGAAGGCCACTTCGAGGACCACGGCCCCGTGATCGCGCAGGTAGTAGTACGGGCCGCGAATGTTCCCCAGCACGTACCACAGCCAGGGGTCCTCCAGGCGCACGCACACGTCCGCCCCGCCCTCGTCATCCCACCTGTCGGCCTCCGTGGAGGCGGCCGACACCCGCACCGGTGGGAAGTCATCAGGCATAAGCACCTCAAGACGCCGTTCGATGTAGTTGTTCATGTCTCTCCCTTTCTCTTCTCCGCTTGTTCTCCGGGGCCCGGGCGGCCATGTACGGCAGGGTCGCGCCCACGAAGTGGTCGGGGTCACGGCAGATCCCCGAATCGAGCAGCACCTCGAACTTCCACACCTCGTTGGTGTCGGGCATGTCGACATACCGTCGGACCTGAACTTCCGTACCCGTCAGGTCGGGGCCCACATCCCAGGCGCCGAACTCGTCCTTCCAGAAGAAGCATTCGCCGTGGCGTTCGACATGCCGCCCGGCGGCCACAACGGCTTCGTACAGCTGATCGAAGTCCCAGACCTCAAGAAGCCTCGGCATCGTCCTGCGCCTTCTTGTCCGGCTCGATCTGATTGACGTACATCATCCACTCGGTGCCGTCGGGTGCGTCGTTGAGGTGGATGAACCCCTCCCTACGGTGCGCCAGGGCGCGTTGGGCCGTGGCTGTCAAGATCACGCCGTGGATCCATGACTTCCACGTCTCGCGCTCCTTGTCTCCGCCCCAAGACTCGTTCATCCCCAGGATCCGGTTGAGCAGATCATCCAGGTCCGACCAGTGGACCCGTTGGGCGTTCCTCAGGTTCCCGCACCACAGTTCGATGCGCTCGGCGGTGAAGGGCCGGCCGGGCATGTTGAAGTACTCGAAGTTGAAGGTAGTCACTGTCGCTCCTTAGGCTGGTAGGTGACGACCCAGTTCTGGTCGTCGGGGGCGTCGTCGAGGATGACGGAGACCTCCGCATCCCCGCCGAGGTGTTCGAGGGCGTCGCGGGTAGCCAGGGCCCGCTCGATGAACTCGCCCCACATGAGCCCTTCGAGCTCGCTCTGCTTGGCGACCTTCTTGCCGACGCCTCGCAGGCGCCGCCAGGTGATGGTCTGCCCGTTACGGGTGATGAATGTGGTCATCATGATGTGCTCTCCTTGTTGCTGGTGTTGGGGTTGAGGTACCACATGCACTCCTTGGCCAGGAGCGCGGACCACAGACCCTGTCGACACAGGGCGCCGACAATGGCCTTCTTGGCCTCACGGCCGTCGCCGGGCAGGGGGTAGTCGAGGCCCATCTCCGCCGCCAGATCGACGGCCCGCTGTTCGTGAAGGAAGCAGACTTCCTTGAGGAACCTGGACACCACGCTGCTTCTCAGCCCTCCGGATACGGAGGCGAGGGCCATGTCGCGGATCTCCCCGTCCGTCAGGGCGTGGTTCCACTGTTGGGTTCTCATGTACCCGCCGACACGCCGGGCGAACCACTCCCAGCTGGGCGTCTCAGTTGTTGCCGCGGGCATTGTCGTCCTCCTTCCGCGGGGGCGGTACGAGCGCGCGAGTGAGGTAGTAGGGGTTGCCCCCGCCCGGGCCGATGTCGACGGCGCCGGATCCGTCTTCGAGGTGCACCCTAACCATGCCCCTGTCGAGCAGGGGCATGAGGACCAGGGCGGGCCGGCCCGGCGTGGTGGTGATCGTTGTGGTCAGGGCGCCTCGTTCCATGCGGCAGGGAACCCCGTACCCGTTCAGGTACTGCCAGATGTCGGCGCACACCCGCGCCCCCGCCTGTAGGGCGAGGCGGGCGAGACCGACCTGCATGGCCTGCTGGTAGCTGTCGTGGGCGCTGAAGTTCAGGAACTGCTGCCCCTCGTAGCAGACGGCTCCCCGGGCGACGCTGAACGTGTAGCCGCCCTGAAGGGCGAAGGGGAGGTCGGGCAGCACGTGGTATCGGAGGATGGTATCCGACACCCGCCAGGCGGCAGCCCTGTCCTTGAGGACCTTACCGGTGGGCGGGTCAATGATGCCGTCGTCGCCTGCGAGAGCCCACCTGTCGTCCCAGTCGGAGTAGAGGACGGCTTCCCCCTCGGCGGGGTTGTCGTACACGGAGACGACGGAGTGGAAGGCGCGGGGCAGGTTGAAGAACAGGCTTTTCAGGTACTTCACAGCAGGGCCCCCTCGCAGTCGACACGCACCTCGAAGGGCAGGCTCTCCACCACGTCGTCGAAGCGAGGGTGGTGGGCGAGGTCATCGACGGCCTGCCAGTACTGCGCGTCGGCTTCGCCGGCGTCCGGGTGCCCGAAAGGATAGGCGGGCAGGCCGTCCAGGTACAGCTCAATGGCCTTGTCGGCCAGGCGGTCGAGCTCGTCGTCATGAATCATGATTCCCATTGGGGTTCTCTTTCTCTTTCTCTCTGTCCAGTTCCACCAGGGTGCGGTGGACGGTGTCCTTGTTGATGCCCGGCTCGCGTGAGACCACGCGGCACCCGTCTCGCACGGCGACGAGCCGGCTGTCGGCGGCCCCGAACAGCAGCAGGGCTGTGCCCCCGTCGCTGTGCACGCCGCGGGGGCGGGCAGTGCGGTAGTGGATGTTGTCGAGGGGCACGCCCTCGTGTTTGGCCAGCGTCCTGGCCAGGATGTCGAGCCTCTTGCGTCCGGCCATATGTTGTCCTCTCTGCTTCTGCCCCTCTTCGTTGTGAGGGGTTCGTCCTCCGGGCGGGGCTTGCACCCGCCAGGTCCCTGACGGTCCGGAGGGGATCGCTCTCAGGCGACCCGGTTGAGACGGTGAGCGGAAGCCCCCAGGGCGCACAGGCCCAGGCAGCCGATGAACTCACCTGTCTTCTTGTCCTTCACTCCCCGGCCAGGGGAGATGAGGTCATCGCGGTCAGGAAACAGGACCCGTGTGGCCTCGGCGACGATGCGAGGCACAAGAAGCATGACGTCGTCCCTGCGCGGGGGCAGGAACACACTCTTCGGGTCGCCCTTGAGGGCCACGTAGACGCCTTCGACAACGGCGTCTCCAAGCCGGTGGAACATGACTGCGGGTGCCTTGTGGTGCTTGGGCAGGTGGAGGATCACCTTGGACTGGTCGTGCAGGTCCAGGATCGTGATGTCAACGCCCGTGTGGTTCTCAATCCTCATTGTCGGCCCTCCCGTTCAGCCAGGTCACGGCGGCGCGCACCCTGGCCCGGTCCTCGTTGCTCAGCAGCCGCTCGGCGCCCCGGGCCAGGAACATGGTGGTGCACCCGCCCCGGGAGTGTGCCTTCCTCAGGGTGCACTTGGACCCCCCGTCGCAGGGGTAGCGCAGGTCGACCTCAAGGATCAGGGCCCGCCCGTTGTCGCGGTTGACGAACACGCCCTGGTCCTCGGCCTCTTCGAGACCGGCGTCGAGGAACTCCTCACGCAGGCAGGCCATCACATCCGCCGCCCCCTTGTCGTAGGCGGCGGTGAGCACATAACGCAAGTCATCGTCCACTTCGACACGACCCTGGTCGTTGTAGTAGATGGCCCCGTCCTCGCGTTCACCGCCGGCCAGGTCCTGGACCATGTCGAGCACGGTCCCGATGATGTCGCCGGCCAGTTCGCTCATGGCCTCGTCCATATCCTGCGGGCTGTCGGTGTCCCCGGCACCGGAGCGCGTCCAGTCCGACGTCCGCCACTCCAGGTCGGGAACATACCCGCCCTCTTCGTTCGTGTTCAGGCCCCACTCCAGGTAGATGGTCTCCTCGCTGTGTGCCGTGTCGGCGTCGGCCAGGTCAATGACCAGGCGGGCCTGGCCGTTCTCACCGGGGATGAGCCGCAGGTCATTGTCCTCGTCGTCCGCTCGGCCGGGGAAGTAGACGCTGACACCGTCGGGCAACGCCTCATCGAGTGCTCGCGTCAGCTCATCCCAGTCGTCTCGGGTTTTCATCTCGTTTTCCTTTCTCTCTTCCTGCCGGTGCCGACTACTGACCGGCTTCCGACTCGTTCAGAATATCCATGATGGTCTTGCGCATGTGGGTGATACCCCTCAGCGTGTCGTCGGTGAGCCCGGACTCGTCATCGCCGACCTGGACGATGATGCGGGGCGGGATCTCCTTGTTGCCCTTGTAGAGCAGGACGATGACCTGGGCCTGATCAAGAGGCAGGATCTGCGCCTTGACGATGGGCAGGGTGACATCCTCCCTGTTGAGGTCCCGACTGTACACGCCCAGCCAGGCCCCGATTCGGTCCTCGACCGTTTCGAACCTGAACTTGTCGGGTGCCATGGCCTGCTTGTACCGCATGGGGGCGGACAGGCGACGGGCGGCGGTCTCAACGAGCTCGCGGCGAATCCACTGGGCCAGGTCCTTGGCGGCCTCTTCGAGGCTGTTGAAGCGGTTGAGGTCGATGAGGACGGGCGCCTTCCCGGAGTAGCCCAGGTCCCCCATCCACAGCAGCGTAGCCCCGTAGCGCAGAATGGTGTTGCCCCACACCCGCTTGATGGCCCCGGCTTCGACGAAAGGTTCCAAAATACGTTGCAGCATGTCGTCGACGACCCACAGGGCGGCCTCGCGAGCCCCGTCGAAGGTGTGCCAGCGTCCACGGGCCATGTCGAAGATCTCACCGGGCCGGCCGATGCGGTACCGGTGCCGCCCCTCATAGTCGACAAACCAAGTGGGCCCGTCGCCGTCATTGTCATCGTCCACCCGCCGAAGGACGAGCGCCTTGTCGTCCCCGAAGGCACAGGGGAAGTGCCTGTGCACCCGCCTCCAGAACTTCTCGGCCGGCGTCTTCTTCGGCTTACTCATCGGCGCTCCTCCCCCACTGGCGGATGAGCACGTCCCGGACGGCCGCCATGCCCTTGGCGAGGGGCAGGTCGAAGCGGCCGTCGTCCTCAGTGTCCTCGTCGTCCCCAACCGGGTCGACACTGGCCCACCGGCCGTCGTCGGCCACCTGCGCGATGACCAGGTCGGGCTCGTCCTTCCGCTTGAGGCCGCCGATCAGGCGCATGACAAGGGCCCGCCTGATCCGATTGGTGAACGTGGCCAGGTCCCCGGCGTCCACGACCCAGCTCGGCTCGCCGACAAGAACCCGGGCCTGAACCTCGGTCGGCCGGGTCTCGTGGGTGTGGGGCGGGTCGGCGACAACCCAGGTCTGTTCGACAACCCGCCCCGCTGAGTTCTCCAAGAGGCCGAGGGTGTGTCCCAGGCCGAACAGGTTCGTGCGCATGACGCTCACATAGCACAGGGGCAGGGCCGTCGGCCCGGTGATGACGGCCCCGTTGAAGGTCATGTACAGCTTGACGTCCTTGATGCCAAGCCTCTCCTCGGCGGCCTTCACGGTGGCGATCGCGGTCGTGCGCGCCAGTGTCCGGTTGTCGAGGTTGGTGGGCATCTCCTTAGCGATGCCCAACCCCAGAAGCTCCTCGATGCGTTCGTCGCTGATCATGGTGTCCCCTTTGTGGTGTTCTCATTCTTGACGAGGTGGCTGCAAGCCGCCGTCACGGCCTCCCTAACCCGCTTGATCTCGTCCCAGGACAGGTCGAAGACGGCGTCGGGAGTGTTCCCGGTCCCCGTGATCACGCGGACCAGTTGGATCCCCTCAACGGGCGGCTTCTGGCAGACGCCGACCCACCGGGGGGCGGTGGGGTCATCTTGCGTGATGATGAGGACGGAGCCGGGCGGATAGCGGACCAGGATCCGACCGTCGTCGCCCTGAACCCGGTAGATGATGTCTTCGGCGAGGTGGTCCTTCATGTAGTCGGCGAGGGCCGCGTGAACTTGGAACCGCAGGTCGAGGGGATTGATGATGTCCTCTTCGAGCTCGAAAATGGTCACGCCGTCTTCGTCGACAGTGACATCACCGTCGTCGACAACGAGCGTACGGTAGGGCACGACATCATCCACGTCCCCGCCGTCGTAGATAACTGTGGGGTCGGTGAAGTAGTCCAGCGAAGCACCCAGGGCCTGCTCCCGGATCCGCCGTGCGATGTCGCCGGCTCCGTCCCGGTTGAAGGGGAGGGTCTCGTCGTAGTTGTTGAGACTGTATCCGCGGGGCACGTAGCGTCCCTGTTCGATACGGCCGAGGCGTATGGTGTGCGACCACCACACGTCTCCGACGATCCCCTCCGCTTTGCCGTCGTACCGGTGGTCCCAGGTCAGGTAGTCGTCGATCGCCGGGCATTCGATGGCGTCGAGGGCCCGGTACCAGGTTCTCAGTGCGTGGTTCTCTCGTTGCGCGCGGGTGTCTAGGGTTGCTGCCATTGTCATTCGGTCTCCTTCGGGTCGCTGGGGTTGGTCAGGAAGGCCAGCATGTCTTCCAGATCCACGTCCTCTTCGTAGTCCGCGTACGCCTGGGTGTAGCGAACCTTGCCGTCCTCCTCGTAGTGGACGGTAAGCAGGTAGCCGACACCCTGCGTGAAGCGAACCGTCCGGCCTTCGAGGCTGACGGTGGCGTCGGCGGGGCCGGGCAGGGCCAGGTGGGCCTTGTCGTCCTGGCCGGCGGGCAGGTGTCCTTCGACAAGCCGGTTGAGCAGCTCGGTGGCCACGTCGACGCACCAGGTGCGGCTGATGGCCGTGCGGATGTCCTCCCAGATGGCCCCAAGTCCGCCGAACTCGGTGTCCGACAGGGTGTAGATCTCATCGTTGGTCCCCGCCCATCGCAGGGTCCTGTCGTCGCCCCCGACATAGACGGGGGCATCGGCGGGGATGAGCATGAGGAGGACCTGCTGGCGGATGAGGCCGGCGGCGTCCTCGGGAGAAGTGAGGTACTCCCCCTCGTCCCCGTTCTCCTCCCAGCCGTCGGGCATGAGGATGGGCATGCTGTTGTGCCGGTGCACCTTGCCGATGACGACCTCGTTGCCATCGACACCCACGATGCGAACGGTCCCGTCGTCCGTGTCCAGGGACAGGGCGTTCTCGATGCCGGTGTGCCCGATCTCATCGAGCGTGCGGTACCAATGGCGGATCATGTCGGTCTCAGGCCGGCCGACAGTGATGATGGTCATGTTCTCTTCCTTCGGTTCGGGTTGTTGGGGCTGTTTTCGTCCCGTGCCGGGCGGGGGAGTCGAACCCCCGCTTCGACCGTCCCGGCTGTTGTGGTCTTTCACCACACGTAAATGGTCACCTTGTCCGTGGCGCCGTCCACGGTGCGGTGGCAGTCGACACAGACGGCTCCCACCCAGGACGGGTCGGGAACCCTTCCCACCTTGCGGGCCTCGTACTTGTGCCGTGCCTCGTGCTGAGGGCACAGCGGCCCGTAGTGGCTGTTGCCGTTCCGGGGCAGGACGACATAGCCCTCGGCGTTCAGGGCCGCGACCAGGAAGTCTCTCAGAACGGGCTCGGCCAAGGGGTTGCGCCCGTCATAAGGACGCCGGCCGAGCAGGTCATTGGCCAGAAGTCTGAGGCCCTCCCAGGTGAGCACGTAGTCGGCCCAAGAGGGAGCGGCGTTCCACTCCGGTGCGTTATCCGTGTTCAGGGCGTCAACGATGCGCTCGATCAGGTTGTCGATGTCGGTCTTGCTATCGTCCATGTCTCTCTTCCTTTCGGTTGCTCAGTCCGCGAAACGGAGGAACGTCACAGCCCGGGCGATCAGGTCCTTGTCCCTCATCACGCCGTAGTCCGCTCCCGCGACGGCCCGACCCTGGCCGCACCGGTCGCCGCGCAGGACGATCATGGCCATGGGTTCGCCATCGCAGATCACGACGGCGCGGCTGCGGCGTCGGACGACGATCTCCTTGGATCCCCATTCGACCACCACGTCCTTCTGGCTCCGACTGTTGACCGCGTCGCGTAGGGCATCAGCCAGGGCGACCCGGTGCTTGAACCCCGTGATGCGCACCAGGTACGCCTTCAGGTCCTCGATGCTCCGGAAGCCGTCGAGGAAAGCGCCCGTCTCCCCCGTCGGCGTCCACACCATGAACCCCCGCGTGGGGTTGAGTTCCCACGGCGGGATAACGGGCAGCGGCAGAGATCCCAGGACCTTCTCGAAGGCGAGGTCTGTGATCAGGAAGGCGATCTTCTCCGTTGTACCCCTGTCCAGGAGGATCGGCTTCCTGAACAGCCGATGCATGATGACGTGGTTCCCGTCCTGTTCGCGATGGATATCGGCCAGGATTGTCAGCACGCGCCCCCGGCGCAGGAACACGGCGTTCTGGCATACTCCGACGCTGTCCCGCAGCGGGCTGGGGATGCGGGCGATGACGTCGTCCCAGAGTTGCTCTTCGGTCATTGTTGTCGCCGTCAGTCCGCCTGGACCGCGCGTCCCTCCCCGTAACGGCCAGCGCGTCCGAAAACGCGCAGCTCGCGTACGGTGAGGGCCAGGTCCGTCCGGATCTCGGCGTCCAAATCGTCGCCGGCGGTGAAGGTGGCTTCGGCCCGACAGCGGATGATGTTCCAGACCCGATCCAGCTCGCCCTGGCTCATCGAGTACAGGGCGGCCCGAATGATCATGGCCGGCCGAATCCCTTCGGGCGCGTCCCCGTCCTCGTCCTCGAAGACGAACCGAATGGCGTTGCGGGCTTCGTTCAGACGCCCGGTGAGCAGGGCTCCCCGAACAAGACGGGCCTGCTCGTTCAGCCAAGTGGTCGTGTTCATGATGCTGCTTCCTCTCTTCCTGGTTGCATCGTGCTCCCGGCGGGGCTCGAACCCGCTTCGCGGCCTAGTCGACAGGAGCGGCCGTAGCAGGCCTTCGTCCCGCCCCGGCTCGATTTTTGGGGCTCAGCCCCGGTTCTGGCGCCAGATGACGTAGCTAGTGCCCGTGCGGTTCCCGCGATCCTGGGCGTCCCAGTAACAACCGTCATAGGACGCGGGGATCGCGTCATCCCCGTCCTCATCGGTGAGGCACTGCGCGACGGGCACCCACGCGCAGTCCTGGGCTCCCGCGGTAGAAGTCTCGAAGCACCGGGGCGCCAAGTGGGTGGGTTCAGTCCCGGCCGGGGCGGCCGTCGTGACGACGGCGGGAGCCGGCTGGGTGGTCGGGGCGGGCTCCCCCGACGCGATAAGGGCGACGACGCCGGCGGCCATTCCGCCTGCGAGGACGAGCGCCGCCGCCACTGGGGCGGCGTCACGGATGTTCATTTGGGTTCTCTCTCTTCGATTGGTGGGTGGGTGCTTATCAGGCGCGACGGGTCAGCCCGTCGCAGCCGATGACGGTTCCGTCCTCGTCCCGGAGCAGGCGCCCCGGGCTCATAAGGTCCCCGCGGCTCGCCGGGGCGGCGTCACTAACCGCCTTGGCGACGATGAGGATCACGTCCTCCTCGGGCTCGGGAAGACCAACGATCTCCCGCGGGCTCCCGGCCACGCTAATCTGGACTTCGTGTCCGGCGATATTGGTCTGCTCGGGCGGGAGCCGGTCATACACGACGCGCGCGGCGCCCCGCTCATCCGGCGGGATGACGACGGTGGCCCCGTCCAGCGCCTTGACGCTCAGCGCGTGGGGCGTGAGGTTACGGTAGATCGTGGTCATGGTTCTCTTCTCTCTTCGGTTGTGGGCCGCATTGTTGCGGAGCGCCGATCTTTCAGGCGCATCCCCGCTTGCGCGGGGTTAAAGGCGGGTTTGGTTCAGGCGCTGGCGGCCGCGCGCTCGAAGAATCGGGCGATGGCGTCCCGGTCCTCGATCGGGGCGCTGTGGCCGCGACGGTCGGTAATGCCGTCTCCGAGGATCGTGAAGGCGCCGATCACGCGGCCCCGGTAGAGCACATTCCCGTTGCCGGTCACACCGGCTTCGGGGATGATGCTCCGGAGGTAGTCCCCGCGCCGCTCAGCGCGGCGCAAGTGGGCGACGTAGGTGACGCGGGCGCGCTGGGTGGGGACAGTGGCCTTGGTATTCATTTTCGGTTCCTCTCTTCGAAGGTGCTGCGTTTCAGCGCGCCCGGGCGCGGGATCGAACCGCGCTACGGCCGCCCCGCCCCAGCGTGCTGGGGCGGGGCCGGGCTGTTAGTAGGGGCAGGGGTAGGGGTAGGGGTTCAGGCGGCGTCGGCGTCCAGCGCAGCGCGCACGGCGTCGCAGACCGGCCGGACGATATCGTCCTCATCCTGCCAACTCACCGGCTCGTGCTCACCGGTCCAGATGACGTAGGACCGGCCGTCGGGCCCGGTGAGGACCACGGCATCGTCGTGATCCTGGCTGTAGTCCACAGAGGCGAGAATGCTCTCCCCGTCCCGGGCGTAGAGCGTGATCTCGGGCCACGCATCGGTGTTCGTCTGGGCCGCGGCGTCAGGGTGGCAGGCCATGAGGGAGTCCGCCACGGCGGCGGCGGTCAGGGTGCGGGCGTCGTCGCGCAGAGCGGAGATCGTGATCGGCAGTGCGCCGTGGGTGATGGGCGCGGCCGTGGCGTCGGTAGCGTCCAGTGCCACCGTAGCGTGCCCGTGCACATCGGGCACGACGCGGGCGCCGGCGCCGGTGAGAGAGGCGATGGCGTGGGCGACGCACTCAACCACGATACCGATGGTCTCCTCGCAGGCGAGGATAGGGCTGTCCCAGGAGTCGGTGCCGTACTCCGGGTCGATCTCCCACATAGCGGCGTCGCTGGGGCGGACGCTGAGCTCGCCGACCCTCACGTAGCGCTCGTCATAGGGGACGGTGTTGGCGTCGGGATCGGTGCGGTACATATCCACCATGAGGTAGGCGGTCTGGTCCGCACCGATGCCCTCGCTCTCGACATAGAGTCCCGGCGCGATCGCGGGCGCGTCGGTGGCCATGGCGGCACGGAGCCAGCCCAGCTGCTCATAGAGCAGCTTCGGCTGGACCTTGTCACGGCCGTCATAGGCCGTGGCGGGGACGACGGCGTCAGTGGTGTAGGCCTTGGTGCTCATTGTGGTTTCCTTCCGGTTTATGGGGGATGGATTGGTGGGGATGGCGCGCGAAAATATTTTTCGCGCCCGCGCCCGGTGTGCCTTGCGAAGACACGGTCTCGCGCACGACGGTGCGCCGGGGTAGTTCTGAGCTGCCCACTTCCCTTTACCGGGCCGCCTATTTCGATTGATATCCGATTTTGGTACACCTAGGGTATGGTCGGATCGGATTGCCGCGACGGGTATGCTCCTATGGGGAGCGCCGCGCCGCCTTGGTCTCTTCCTTCCGGCCCTACGGCTCGGAATACGCCCGCTGGCAAGCGGTACGGAGCAATCTTTAACCGTCTATTACTTTGCTCCGCATATGTAGTTCTCAATCTTCCCGGGGTAAGAGTCTTGGTTGGGGCTTGGGGCCGTTCCTTCTCTCTCCCTTTGTGATGACTCTAGTCTAGCGCGCCGTCTGGGGATTGTCTACCTATCTTTCCGTGATCTGTGTCACAGATTGTTTTGGTCGGGGTAACCCGGCGACTATCTCTGCGACGGCCGGTCGCGTAAGCGACCGGCGTCGGCGGATGACGGGAAGCCGGGCGCAATGTTTCACGTGAAACATTATCGCCGTAATTTTTCTTTCCCTTGGGCGCACTATCCAATTTTCATCACGCGCGCTCACCGGGTAGGGGAGCACAGTGCCCCGGGCCAGGATCGCACTGGCCCATGCCCACTAGGGCGAGGCTGTAGCGGCCTAGGGCCGCAGAGTTGGTGGGGGTAGGGGTTCAGGCGGCCGGGTACCGGCCGGCGGCGTACGCCGCGGGGTAGCCCGCGGCCGTGGCAAGGGCGTCAGCCAGACGCCCGCGCCAATCGCCCGTAGCGGGGTAGCCCTTGGGGGCGTGGGGCAGTCCGCTCACCACGTAGGCGATGTCCGCCGGCCCCAGTGGGCCGAGGAGCCCGTCGGCGACGGACTGAGAGATCGGGACGCCCTGGGTCAGGTCCTGGGCGAGCTCATCCGCGCATCGGCGGATCAAGCCCTGGGCAGGGGCGTGCTGACGATAGTAGTGGGCCGGGTAGCCCCACATGGTCGGAGTGCTCATTGTTCGGTTCCTTTCGGTTTGGGTTGGTGTCTCGGTGTTCCCTCGACACATATAAAGGTACCCCGTGGGACGGGGAGGGTCAAGGGGAAATAGGAGTATCTTTGCGTGATCTAAGACACACTTTAAGTTACCGGGCGGTAGGGTGGGGGTAGGCGGG